TTTGTCGAGCAATTGTTGCAAACGATCAATGCCACTAATGTTGTGGATCTCCATATCAGCCTCCCCGCACCCCGCCTCGCTCTCGTGTGCGCCGGCAATGCCGCCGCGCCCCAAAATCTTCCAGACCACACCGCCAAGCTTGCGCACCTCTGCCGCCTCATTCGGGAATCGGCAGTCATCGACGACAATGCGGCCGCCCGCTGCGATGATCTGATTGACGCGCCATACCCATAGCTCAATCCAGAACGATGGCCCTATGCAGGCGCGGCCCCATTGCGTGCCCAAGGTCTGCATAGCGTGACGCGGCGTTGCGCCCTGAAGCCACTCGCATGGCTCCTCCTTTAGCTCCCCTTCAATCTGCGCTTCGCTCAGCCCAATCGCCCGCAGCATATCCTTAAGTGGGCCTGCGAACTTCACCAGCTGATAGCCGTGCTTTTCGACAAGATACTTGCTGGCCGTGGACTTGCCGCTGCCAGCAAGGCCGGTGAGCGCAATGACGGGTGGCAGCATAGCTGTGCTGCCCTTCCCTATCGCTGCGCCTAGTGCGCGCAGCTCGACAGGAACGTTATCATTCGCCGGTACGGCTGTGAGGCAGCCGGTGTCTTTGGATGTGATTTCAGCGTTCATCTATCAACTCCTCAATGTGGTCTAAAAATCTGCAACGGGCTAATTCGGCAATAATCTCAGCATCGAAGTTTGCACCTGCTTGATGAAGAGCCCTGAGGGAAGCGATCGACCTTTCGATGTAGCGGCGACGTTCGTGCCTACCCAGCGCAGAAAATGTCCGACCATCAAAAGCAGCGTCGCTGGCCGCCATTATCAGTATCGGGCTCATGCCTTCTCCTCGATCTTCTTGCCGATCAGGCCTTTCCTTGTAAGCGAAGCTTTGATCTCTTCGTGTCGCTTCGGCTTCACGACCGGCTTGAACCGGCGCAGCGCAAACGGTGGATCCTCTTCGCCAAAATGCGGGCAAACACCGCGGCTGACGCCAGCCAGCCTTATGCCAACATATTCGCCGCCGAGATACGTGCGGCACATGCCCACCCACGTCGCTCGGTACACCTCCCCGGCACGAATGCCGAGGTATTGCTCTGGAAGGGTGGTGTCGTCGATGCAGACGACTTCGTCGCCGGGCTTGATGGTCATGTGGCCTCCGTGCCAAATTCAAAGCTGACAACAGCATGAGGTTCGCCCGTTGCCCGTCGCAACCGGTATTGCATCTCCACGCGCAAGGCTTCCCACAAACGAGGTTCAAGACGCTTACCTGTATGGAGGTAGGCTGGGCCAGCCGCTATCTGGACGCTGGCGTTCTCGCCCATCTCCAGGAGTTTCTGCATTGGCAGTGTCAAGCCGCCCTCCCCGCCATCAACGCCTCAAACGTCGCCATGAACTCTTGCTCCGCCTTCTCCGGTGACCAATATCGAAGCGTAACGCCGAGCGGATTGTTATGCCGCGCATGCCAAGGCATCGGCACCAGATTGACGAGCTCGTCGGCAATGATGCGGTTGTCTGCATTGTGGACTTGGACCGGCAACTCGGCCGGCAGGCCAAACCGCGCCGCAATAGCCAGCCAGTTCTTTTGCTCGATGCCCTTGTAGTTCGTCAGGTAGGGCTTGAGCGGGCGCGGAATGTCCACGCAATACGCTTCTGGCGCATCGTGCAGAAGACCAGCCAAGGCCACCTCCGGCGCGCGTGTTGCGGCAAGGCTGCGAGCAATGAGGACGGAATGTTCTGCGACTGAGTAGAATCGCAGGCAGTGGCCCGCATATCGGCATTGCAGGCTGAGCGAATGCGCAATGTCATCGATGTAGACTTCGTGCGGCTGGGGGTCGCAAGGCCAGTATTGGCGGCCGGTGTATGTCTGCATAAACGAGCCGACGCGGGGCAGACCCGCGTTCCAGTCTCGCTTTGGTGCCGGTTGCTTTGAGCCTAGCTCGTTGTCGTTTGCAGCAACGTACTTTTCGAGCGTGCCGAAGGTGGTGGTAGCAATGTCTGGCGCGATAAAGGTGTCTTCTGGCGGGTGGGCATCCCGATAGGTCTTGCCCGCGCAGTCTCTGGTGCTCATACAAGTCTCCTCACAAGGTGTGGTGGTTGACCGCCAGTTGGTGGCTGGCGGGGTGGGGATTAGTGGGTATAACTCCTGTATTAGCCCATATATGAGGCCAATGGGCCATATGTTCACGGTAAGTTCACGGGGTGAGATTGACCGTCAACCCGTAGGGTGTGCATATTGCCATTGTGGTGCCAGCGATTCTATTTCTGGAGCACCGAATGAAGACCTTCCTTAAGTTCAGACACGGTAAGACCGAGGGTGAAGCAAATAACACTCTTGGTATGTTGCTGCTGACCGTCATCGCCGTGACGTACCGGCTAGCGCCATTGATTGCGCTCGGCGCAGGTGGCTACTGGTATGTCCACTAACGGCTCATGCCACAGCCCTCACCGGCTCATTGTCATTCGCAGCATCCATCATCGCCACGCGGACGCGAGAAACCTCCCCATACTCCTTGTGGTAGCTGATCGACTGCATCGACCGGCCTGACAGGAAGCCAGAGCCAAAGTGCCACGCATCCTGCGGCGTTGGTGTTTGGTGCGATTCCGAAATAACCCCGCCACCCTCAGACGCAAACTTGCTCGAGTGGTGGATATGGAAGCCATGGATGAAGCGGTGACGAGTAGCACCCCAGTCCTCGGCGCGGCGATGAGCCATAATGCTGGCCATGTCCTTGAGTTTGACGGTGTGGCCATGCGTAGCGCCGATCATCACTTTGCCGAAGCGGAACCAGAAGAACAGCGACGGATCGACGTCGACTGTTACGCGCGGTTCGTTGCGATACCAGGCCAGCAGGAAATACGCGACAGCGACAGATGCGTGCTCATCGTGGTTGCCGGGAAGAATCCGAACCGTCACCTGCCCGTGTCGGCGGAGGCTGGCGTCGATAGCTCTCACGACAAGACGACAAGCGGTCATCAATACCTTCTGATACCTGCCATCGACCTGCAAAGCGTTACCAGACCGCGCCGTCTTGTTCTCGTTATTATCCGAGTGGAGCAGATCCCCACCACCTAAAACAATCGCATTGGCCGAAGGTGGTGTGCGCGCAATCAGATCTTCAATCGCCGAACCAATGACGCTCTCCGCAATCTTCAAATCCCAGTTGGTGTCGGTTTCGCGATGCCATGAAAAAAGGCCGATGTGCCAGTCGGCGAGCGGCGTCAGCGTCAGCAGGTCATCGTAAACCTGCGCCGGTGCGGCGACAGGTTCGGCAGGGGCGACGTCATTGAACGCTTCTTTCAGGATGGCGGCGATATCCACCGGGGAATGCTCCACAGCCGTTTTCTGCCATTGCTGAATAACGCGCCCCTCAGCATCGACGAGGGCCGACACGCCTTTGACCACATGACCAGCCGGGACTTTGAAACGATCACCGCGCTCAGGCGCTTGCTGGATAAACGTGCCACTCGGCGTGTTGCTGATGCGGCTGATGCGAAATCCAGGCAGCACTGGTTCAGTGCCAAGCAGGCCAGCCTCGGCCGCGCGCTTGATGCTCTCAGCAAGAGCGGACTTGCCGATACCAAGCGCGGCGGCAGCCTTCACGAGCGTGCCGTGCTCTCGGTAGGCGTCGGATCTTCGACGTAGTTCTTCGGTGGGCAGTTTCATGTAGTCCCCTCGTGGTGGTGAAGCCTTGGTAAGGCAGGCTGGTGAGGCAAGATATGACGCTATAATTCTTTTACAAATTTGTCAAGGTTTTTGGATTTTTCAGAATCCAGATTGACTCTTTCCACACCCAGAACATAATAGGAACATGCTGAGAAGAGAGATAAACAAAAAGTTTGATGAATGGTGGGAAACGCAAAGCGAATTCGCTGCAGGAGACCGCCATAAAGCGCGGCTTGTGTTCGCCGCTGCATGCTCTCATGTCGTGAAGCCGCAGAGCTATAGATTTCAAGCCGGACGCTGGATCGTTACCGTTCAAGCACGAACAGAAGACGACGCCAAAGCCATGGCACTCGCGAAGCTTAACGAGCGTGCGCGAAAGTTTATGGCCAAGACGCCACCGGGCGGTTGGGGACTTCGAAGGATAGATGGAGATGGAATTGCGCCCTCAACTTGAAAAGCCAGAAGCCGACCCAGTCGAGCACATTATAGAGTGGCACGACGGCAATGAGCGCAATGCGATAAGGACGTTGCTGGACGACGTGCAGTTCCTGCGCGGGCAGCTTGCTATGGCGACGCTCGCAATGGGCAAGGGATATACGAGGGGGTGGGTTCCGAGCGAGGACCGCGATGCCGTCTGAAAGCTTCCCTACGCTTACGTCGCTCAAGGATGACTTGATCTACGTGATGTGTCTTGATTGCGAGCTGCTGAAACGGCTGGACTACGACGGTCTGTTTGGCATGTACGAGGACGCAGAACTATTCTCGCTGCCTGGCCGCATTGCCAAGGACATCATTCAATGCGGGAAAAACGTCAAAGGATATCACGACAGGTGCAGGCTTAGAATTTATCAAGGCCATGAGACAAAGAAGATCAAGTTTGAAAAGCAAGCCTCACCGCGCCTGGAATATCTTTGCAGCTGGGAAATCGTGGTCGGCAAATGCCGTTATTGCGGACACGTCTCCAATTTGGAACGTTGGCGCGTCAGCAAGGTTACAAAGCCGGGAATGACCCTGGACGACCTGAAGAAGCTTCTTCGCTGCAAAAAGTGCAATCGCAAGGGTGATGTCGAATTGACACTAGCCAAACTGCCGAGGTGACGCATGTGTAATCTGTACCAGGTCCGCACCAATCAGGAAGCCATGCGCGACATCGCAGGCATAATGAGCGAGCGGCTCAACCTTCAGCCTGACATCGAGGTCTATCCTGACCGGCCTGCCCCCGTCGTGCGAAACAAAGATGGTGCCCGCGAGCTCGTGGAGTTGACATGGGGCATGCCGACGCCACCCAACATTCTTGGCGACAAGCCAGACACCGGCGTCACCAATATCCGAAACGTCACCTCGCCGCATTGGCGCCGGTGGCTAAAGGTGGAGAACAGGTGCGTCGTACCTTGGACGCGATTTTGCGAATGGGAGGATACCAAGCCCCGAAAAACCAAACGCTGGTTCGCCATCAACGAGGCAGAGCCCCTCGCATTTTTCGCCGGCGTCTGGACCGAATGGAGTGGCACAAGGGGATCGATGAAGAACCCACGCGAAGGCCAGCACGAGCTGTTTGCGTTTCTGACGACAGAGCCGAACTCCGTCGTGAAGCCGATCCACCCAAAGGCGATGCCGGTCCTGCTGACGACGAAGGAAGAAGTCGATGTCTGGATGAGCGCGCCTTGGGATGAGGCGAAAGAGCTCCAGCGACCACTGCCAGATGAAAAGATGATCCTGCTGCCGATCGAAGATCAACAGTCGCAAGGTTCGCTTCTGTGAGCGACACCACCAAAACCAGCGACGGCATCCACGTGAACCACTATTGCTGCCTGCCTGACTGCAAAAAGTGGGGCGGTTTTGGATTTGCTCAAAACAAGGTAGATCCGGTGAAATGGTGGTGCTGGGAGCACTATCCGTATAAGGAGCCTACCCGGAAATGAAAACTCTCCATGATCGTCAGAAACATTATGAGGAACAACTCAGCGCAGCCCTTCGCCAGTTCAATGACGCCATCCGCGACGCACACAAGTCTTACCTCGATGTCGACATCAGCTTCCTGACGATGCACACGCAGCGCGGGCCGATGGTGCAGGTCAACCTACGGACCTTTCCCCTAGATGGCCCGCCGCCTGTGCTGAAGGTGGTGAAATGAAAAACCCCGCCCACCTTTCGGCAAGCGGGGCTTTGGTGTCTCAAGCCACGGCACGCGCAATCAAGTGCAGGGGTGCGCCACAGAGCCGCCTTGATTGTTGGTTGTTGCGATTTATAGATGCCGATGCGTTTCTCGGATTGATTGAGTTCGAGGTGCGTATAAAACAACTAAATTAATTGCCGCGAATATAATTCTAATGATATGCCTCCGACGTTCAAAGGGGGCAAGAATGGACCGTTCGGATACGCAGCGCCACTGGTTAGAATACTTGGACGGCTGGAGAGGTTTAGCCGTTATCTTCGTCATTTTTTCCCACTTTGGGGGCATATTTCTAATTAACTCGGGCCGTCTCGGGGTCGAATTATTCTTTGTTTTAAGTGGTCGCCTGATGGGTGAAATTCTATTCGAGAAAAAACAAGAATTCATACCGTTCATAAAGCGCCGAATTTTTCGTGTCTGGCCCGCACTCGTCGTGTTTCTGTTGGTTTCGACCGCAGTTCTTTGGTTCTTCCCGGAGAAGAGCGTTACTACCCCACAGGTACTGGGAGCTATAACATTTACCTCCAATTACGTTTCGATTTACTTCGACAGGGTCAGAGCTTGGGATCACCTCTGGTCCCTCGCCATTGAGGAATGGACCTATCTCCTACTGGGCGCAATTGCAGTTTTCACGTCGAGAATTTTCACCAAGGCGATTCCTTTTCTCGTAGTCGTGATGGTCGGATGCATGGTGAATGGCGCATTGCAATCGTACTCCGGTTTTGACTACTACGAAGTATATTGGCGCACCGACGTGCGAATGGCATCGATCCCTGCGGGAACGATTGCATACCTCACTCTGTCCAAACTTACCGTTTCGCCGTACGTCCCGTTGGCGCTGGGGGTAGCTGGCGTTTTGCTGAATTTCATGGTGTTCCCTGACCCAGTCAAATACTCGGTTGGCACATTGTGCCTGGCTGGATGCATCGCTACCCTTCCGAGGGCGCCAGAATGGGCGAGATCTATTCTCTCGTGGATGCCTCTCCGGTTTGTTGGGTTCATTTCCTTCTCGCTATATCTTTGGCAACAGCTGTTTTATGCATTCTTGGGCGACGCACCTCGATTGGTGTTAGTCGGAGCCGCATTCGTCGTCGCTGCCGCCAGCTATTATTGGATAGAGCAACCCGCGCGTCGGTACTTGAACACTCGCTGGGGCAAACGCACAACTTTCGCCCCAGCGTAGCTATGGTAAAATTCCGAGCATAAGATCACCAGGTCAAGAACGAGCCAAGCTGGGATTGTAGCGCCACGCCAGCTTCTTGATGCCTAACAGTCGTTGGGTGCGTGCCGTCTGATGTGGACCAGTTGGCGGTTCCGTTGACTTTCCAGTAGCCTAGGTTGCTGGCGTCTTCCCATGAAGAAGATGTATCTACGACAGTCATCCCCAATGAGGCAGCACCGGCATGGAACGCGGTTCTGAAGGCTGCGAACCCGGAACGAGGTGTTTGATTGGCGATAGTGGCATAAGCGTCTGTGGTGTCAGTCTTAACTACCATGCCAAGCAAGGCACGGCGCTCGACACCCGCCGCAATAATGAGATCATTCACCGTGCTTAGTGACGCCAAGGCAGTGTTGACAGGAACGCCGTTTGTAAAGTCGTTGCCACCAAACCCTAGAAGAATGCTGTTCGCGTATTTGAGATATGTCAGGCGCTTTGAGCCCGAAGCAAGGAAGGTGCTGAGAGATTCCCCGCGCTTCGCCCCTATGAGGAACGCGTGCTTGGTCCCACCGGAAGGGTTTAGACCCCGACGAATGTACCCGCCGCCTGCTGTGCCGTCACCAGAACTGTCCTGCTGACCACGCTCGACACTTGCGCCGATGCAATAGATTGCAGTTGCCGCGTTGAGTTGCTGACCCACCAAGACAAACGGTAGATCGAAAACACTCGATTGCGCAGTCCAGCCGCCGGTTGCTGTTTTTACACCCGGCACTCCGATCCCAGCATTCGTTCCAGCAACTGCAAAATGTGCGCTGTCTCCAGTCGTTCCCGTGCCGGGGGCAGAGTCAAACACTGGAAGTGCGCCAACAGCGTACTCGCGGGCAATGACCAAATAACATGTTGTCCCAGCCGCAACGTCAGGATGACCAGTAGCAACCCCGCTTTCCACGCTAGCCGATCCGCTTGGGATTGCTCCAGATGCTGCGCCGCCCCAATTGAATGGATAGGCTACACCGCCCACCTCGAAGTGAGATTCGGCTGTGTATCCGTCCGTGACAGTTTCTACACCGCTGTCAGGAACGCCGTAAGCCCCAAGCACAAGCTTGAGAGTTCCTGCCTTGATGCCGCCCTGTCCGGCGAACACCTGCTTTCGGAATCGTTGCTTCACATTCGCAGATGTGCGGGCCACACCAATTGTGTTTGAAGCAGTTTCGCCTCTTGTGGTTACAACAACGTCTTTTGCGGGGGCTCCACCCCCCGGAGTGACCAGCCCCGCCACCCCGCGCGTCATCAGCGGCGAAAACAGCCCACTGCTAATTTTCTGACGATTAAGCACGGAACACTCCGCATGTGGTTCCGACAACCCTACTAAAACGGTAGGTGCCTGGAGCGGTAATGCAAACCGCGGGCGATAGTGGCGACAGAGACCCAACATTGGTATAGCCGCCCGCGTCGTCTTTCAGTTTGATAAGGACTTCGGCAAGGTATTTGTCAGAGCCCTTCAAACAGACAGTAACCGGCGTCCCGGCTGCCACAACGACATCGGCGGAATCGGCTGCAGTGCTGCCTGTAGCGAGAATTTGAGTTGGCATGATCCACCTTTCTTTAGGACGACCTAGTCGGCCTCGGCTTGGAAGCTTGATTTTCAACAATGCGATCGACGCGAACAGTCATGTGATCGACGGCAGCTTTCACGCCACTGACCGCATCCATGATCTGGACTGTCATCTCGCGCATTCCGGCCTTGGTGATGTATGTTTCGGCCACATGCAGGCGGTGTGAGGCAAGCTCGTCTCGAGCAAGTGCGGCAAGCGCGTGGGCGGCAGAAGCCGTGCCCGTGGCGTCGGAACGGGCCGAGCTGATTTTCGCGTCCACGTACTTCCAGATGCCAAAGAAGAAGCCAAACAGCAGCACGAAGAAGCCGCCGACGGCCATGATCTCTGCGCCGGTCAAGGCTTCACCCCGCAAAGCTTTTGCAGCTTCTGGTTCTCGGCCAGAATCTGGCGCTTGGTTTCGATCGACAAGTTGTCCTCAATAGAGGGGCGCACCGCTTTCGCGATGTCGCAGTAGCTACCGCTTGTCGCGCATCCACTTGCCAAGAGCGTCATCAACGCCAGCGTCATCCAGATTTTTGACTTCATTTTCGACTTCCCCAGCCCCCTTGATGGCCTTTGCATTGGCCTGTGCTTCCCTCGCCGCCGAACCGCCTGTTCGCTGGCCGTAAAAAAAGACGCCCGCGAGAATCGCGAGCGCTGTGCCGATGGTGGATAGGTAGCTTTTGAGTTTGGCGAGCAGGATCAAACCTTCGCCTCCTTGCCGCGCCAGCTATTCCAGCGGCGGATGACGACGTCTCGGTTGCGGTAGGCAACATAGCCGACAACAACGATAAGCACGCCTGTGGCAATCCAGCCCCATGGAAGGCCAGCGGTAAATGCCAGCAGTCCAGAGCCAGCCGCAGAGCTTGCGCCCTTCGTGACCACGTCCTTGGCCGCGCCTGCGTCACGGCGAAGCTGTGCAATGGTTGCTGGACCGATGATGCCGTCGGCGATCAAGTGCGGGTGAGCTTTCTGGTAGGCAATCACAGCCGCCTTCGTCTTGGCACCCATCCAGCCGTCCACCGCGCCGGGATTAAGGCCAGCGGCCGTAAGCAGTTCTTGCGCTTCTTTGACTTCTGGATCCGGCAACACTGGCGGCTCGGCGGTGGCTTCTTTGGTTACGCCGACGACACCGGTATAGATGCCGGCCTCAAACAGCAGAGCCTCTTCCTTGCGGCGTCGCACGAGGCCTGGCAGCTTCTTGCCCTTGGCGGTGTTGTAGTTGCGAGATAGATGGTCGGCGGCCTGCTTAATCTTGCCTGCGCGCCAAAGGTCGGCCCACATCCACCTCATGGCGCCGACGCCGAGATTGAAAGTCACAGACGACGCGGCATCTAGCTCGTGCTGCTTGCGGTCGATTGGCGAGCCAGCCACAACGGCAGGTACGTATTCCGCAGCAAGGACCGCATCGAGAATGACATCGCTCTGCGCCGCCGTAATTTTGGTCTTGCCTGGCACCAGTTTCGTGATGCCGATCTTGGCCAGTTCGCGGCGAACGGAATCGCTGCCCAGTGTGAAGCCCGTACCGATTGTAGGAATGCCGACGGGGTCGAGATAGCATGTTAGTGGATTGCCCTCGTGCAAGCGCACGAAAGCCCTCCCCTGTGTGGAGATTTTGGTGATTAGCATTGGTTTTCCTTTTTGGGCGAGCGACCTACGCAGGTGGAACTTGGTCCACCAGAGAGCGTTAGGATCGGTCAATTGGAGATTGAGCCATGAAAATTCTCACAGCAGCTATTTGCGTCGTGTCAGTGGGCGTCCTGAGCGGTTGCGTAGACGGCCCCGCCTACCGTGGCGGTCCAGCAGCCGCACAAGACCAATCATGCGGTAGCGGCCAAGATGACGTGTCTCACCCTTACGCGGGTCGTTGCGACTGGCGGCGCATGAACGGTAGGGACTGGGCTGACAGCGGCGGGAGTTCCATCTACCGACGCGGCAGATAGCGCCGGTCGGTGACGAGTGCGTAAGCCTTGAGCAATCTCCCACCGGCATTAACACGTGTCTGTGAGGGCGCATGATTAATACCGAAATAGATTACCCTGAAGATTTGAAATTGATGGCTTGGTCGATTACAGCCAAGCATCTTTGCCGGGGGGAAGAAGATGTCACGAAGATCGTGGCTGATGCCATCTGGCAGGAGCGGCAGAAATGGGCTCCCAAGGTAGTGCCGGATATTGAAACAGAGTCCACCAGTTCGGACTTGCCAGACACGTTATCTACTTGATCCAGAAAGCCCGCCTTCACCTGACGCTGGTGGGCTTACTTTGGTCGCTGTACGTCGCGAACAGTCGCCATGGTGATTTCCTGAGTTTGTGGTCGTGGCCGCGAAAGCGAGATGGCCGGCCTTGACACATTGAATGGGCAAGCCAATTATGCCTGCTGTCGCGCCGCGAGCAGCGCGGCATCTAGGCCCGCCGTTTACGAGGAACGGCGGGTTTTTGTCTTAAGGCCAGACGATTTCCGGCAGCTCTGCCAGAAACGCATCTACAGTCGGGATATCCCGCTCACCAGCCATCACCTTGTCCAGTTCGGCGGTTGAGTAAGTCCACACAGCAGACCTCCATGCGAACAGCGTAGCGGCTTCCGAGGCAAACACAGGGTTCTCATCACCCCGATATGAAATCGCCGTGTGGATGCTGTCATAGCGGCGCTGGCTAGCGGTTGTGTCGAGGTGGGTCTGGATGGCAGATGAAAACATCGCCTCAAGCGCCGCCCGTTGTTCTGCCGCCTCTTGTTCTGCCGTGATGATAATCGAGGTGTCAGGCGTCCACATGGTCGGCCTCCTCTTCTGGCAGCTCTGGCATGACGGGCGGTTCCGGCTCTGGATCAAATGGCAATGCCACAACGCCGTCTTGCACGTCCTCAAGCGCCGCTGGAAAGGCGACGGCCTGCGATGGATTGGCCCCATGCGGCAAGATGAGGGTTAGCTCGATCTCGCCGTTGATCCGAGTGACATCACCGCAAATCCAGTCGCAAGGAATGTCGCTAGCCTTGATGGTTGCACCTTCAGGAACGGGATTGAAGTTGAACAGCTCGCCGTTGATGCGGAGCCGGTCGCCGGTCTTTTCAACGGTCAACTTGTCATCGCGGCGGGAGGGGGAAAGATTGATTTTCATTAGTACCACCTACCCATTGCCATTGCATGGGTAACTACTGACGTGTAGTTGCTCCACGCTATTCCAGTCGTCATATTCAGCTCAACACCTGTCGAGTTTAGGTTGAGTAATGAAGGCGCGAATATTGCTGTTCTTTGCGTTGTGTTATTCCCTGCATCAATAAGGGTGTTCTGGTTTACAGTATGACTGACAACAGGTCTGAATGATGGGGCGAACGCGGCGGGAAAAGTCCACAACGCAATATAGCGGATAGTGCTATCGTCTCCGGTAAATTTCCTGTCTGCCCAACAAATTTGTGTCCCATCTGCAAAGCGGGTGTATTGCCCATTGGCATTTGCACCCTTTTCTACAATCGGTAGATTGTTAATTCTTGGAAACAGGGGGCCGTCAAAATTCCAGTAATTTCCGCTCTCAGCCGCTAGGTAAAGTGATTTCGTGGCCGCATCTGGATAGCCAATATATCCCGCTCTCGAACCATCTTTTTGATACATGGCGACATAGCCAGCGTGAGTTGCATCACCTGAGAATAAATTTAGATAACCATTTGCACCTGCTGCACCTTGCCTGACTACTAAGTTAGAAATTTCCTTTGCTGACATTTTTGTTGGTATTTGCGCATCAGGTAACACTCCTGTTCCTGACAGCAACGCCCGCGCCGCCGCAGTAAAATCAAACAGCGCACCAGCGCCGCCCGCCCCGAAGTAGGGAAGCTTATCAGCGGCAGGAACCAGAGATGCCAATGCAGCCAGCGCGGGCTTGTCCAGCCGTGCGATGTACTCAGCCAGCCGCATCGCATTGGCTACTGTCTGTTGCCCCGGCGTGGTGTCGTAGCTAATCCAGTACGCCTTGCCGGAGGCAGTTGCCCCCGGCCAAGGTTGTGCAAGCGTAATTTTGGTGTTGCTGTCGATAGACAACACGGGAACCGACAGGCCATCAACGCCGAATTCACCAGCGATGAGGCCGGACGTTTGCCAGCCCGTTCCTGTCCCGGTCACAACAGCGCTGCCAGCGGTCACGGATACCGTGCCCGTTACATAGGGTGTGGTCATGTTGGGTTTGCCTTTAAACGTTGTCAGGAACGTTCTTGAAGATGAAGACGCCGAATGTTTGGATTGAGAAACTCACGGGGCCGCCGATGAAGGATATGCGATAGGTTGTTGATGTCCTTGGACCAGTGGGTATTGAGTAGTACTCAAACACCCCCCAACTAGCGTTTTGCTGGCCTGATGGGTGACTGGGGCCGCGAACCCCACCGCCCGTAGAAAGGATTCGCTGCCCAGTATCTAAATCATCTATGGTCACGACGACGCTTGTGCTTGTAGAGCCGCCAACGGTGGCACTGCCCCTGATCTCAATCCTAGATTCATGGTGCGCGTCCGCTAAGTTAACGCCGTGGTTTACGGTTACATCCACTGTTCGCCCGGCACCCCCAGCTGGTATCTGCTGGTTTTTCGCGATGCTCATAGCACCCGGCTCCATCTGATCCCCTCGTACAAAGAGGTTCTCGATATCCGCCATGCTGATTTTGGCATTGACGATCTTGACGACCCCGTCTTCAATCGCAAAGACCGAGTAGGTGTTCGCCCCATCCACAACAACGAACTTGTCGGCAAGGAATCCAATCTCGGATCTCAAGACGCCATCGACAGTTCTGATCTGGATGTACATGCCGCTTTCGATGAACGCTTGCGACAAGTTGGCACGCAGCATAATTGAAAATCGAACCGAGACGCCCGCAGGCGCGGCAGTGGCCTGAAACATAACCAGACCATCGGCAAACATGCCGTTGAACGTGGCAGACACTCCTTGGACAGTCTGCGCAAGCGCGCCATCACCGTTAATACGAGCCGTCTCTTCGATCCCGATCTTCGCCGTGTTGCCAGCCACGCCCGCTGAAATCACAGTCACCTGCTTGGCAAGGGCTTCCGTCGCATTCGCTGCTACGGTTTTTGCCGTTTCGATCTCAGCGTAAGCTTTCCCCACCTCGACGCGCATCACATCGCGCTGATCCTGAGAAACAGCGCCTTCCAAAGTGACAGCCTGTCCGATTTGTTCAAGGCGCTGCATGAACTCGTTACGAGCCGTGGATATGACCTTGAACACGTCCTTCACGTCTTGGCCAAGATGCTCAAGATCAGCGATGAAATCACCGCCAGCATCGAGGGTGCGGAAGTTCGTCACGCCAGAGGGCGCAACAGAACGGCCATTGTCCACCACAAAGTTGGTGCGCACTCGCCAGTCGGTTTCAGAGGTCAGGCCTTCAACGATCTGCACAACGCTGGTGTCGGAATCTACCAGCTTGGTGAACACTTGGGCGGGGTTAGCAACCGGCCAATATTCCACCAGAACGCCAGACACGCTGATATCTTCGATCGCATCCCAACTTAACCGGACACCAGGCATCCGCCCGCCGCCTTCGGCCTGCACCACGTTAGGAGTTGCGATGAAGTTTTGCACTTCAGCGAGGTAGTCGGGCGGTGGCACGACAACAATCACGGGAGGATTGGTCGCGTATGCCGTTGGATCAAAGACGCCGTTGCTGATTTCCTGCAAGGCAATCGTGATGTCGCGAACGCCATCACTGTTATGTGGGCCAAGCGTGCGCGTCAGAACCTGATATGTGCGCGTTCCATGCTTGGCGCTTGCCCACGTGATCCAGCAGCCTTCCTTCACGACATCCAGAAAGCGCGGATGAATGGTGATCTCGGCAGATGCCTGGAAGCGCGCACCACGAATTGCGATATCTGCCAGCCGGTCAACCTGCTTGACGTTCGTCACAGCGCTATAAGGAATGCTGCTCGCAAGCGTTTCGCGATCTTCAGCAAGTGCGGACTGATCAATGCGGGTCGATGCATCCTTGGTCTCGTAGAAATCGTCTGGCGAGACGTAGGAAGCCGCAACGGTGTTGATCAGTTCTGTGCGCTTGCGCTTTGCCGTAAACCGTTTTGGAGCGCCAACCTTGATGTCGTCATCGGTGATGGTGGCGACAATAGCCTGTGGAGCGCCAGCGATCGGAAACTCGCCGTCCACACGCTCTACCCAGGAGGCGCAAGCGGCTTCCAGCAAAGGCTGAAGGTTGGCATCATGATTGGATCCCGGTCCGTCCTTTGCGATCATGTGCGAACGGTATCGATAATAACCGTCCACGATCTCGTCAGCAATGTTTGCTGCCAGCGCCCATTCGGCCAAAGGAAGGCGAGACGGGCGAACGCCCTTGCCGACCATCAACTGGTTGCCGTTGAAGAAACCACGTTCCAGATTGTAGGCCTGGACGAAGTTGTTATCGCTGTATGTCCATGTGGACTGATCATTCCACCGATGAGGACCAGACCCGCCAACGGTACTGTCCTTGCGCCAGTCGTAGAGCGGAGCGCCCTGGACTTCGAACAAAAGTTGCGGAGGAGCGGTCAAGCCTCTGCCCTTCTTATGCAGCTCACACCAGACCACAGCGTAAGCAACGCCCGCGCCTCGGTGATTTGCTGTCCATCGTCCTGCCGGGCGGGAATAAGCAATCAGTTCAGGCTCTGCCTGTTGATCCATCGTTCCCTTGTAGAACTTGACGCGGATGGCGTCGTAGTTGTCGCCAGACGAGCCTTCGTTCGGCACCCAATACCAGCCATTGGCATCTGGATTGGTAAGCGTGCGCCACTGGCCATTGTACTTGACGCGTGGCACGGCAGTGATGCGAAAGCTCGACAGGACGAACACGTCCTGAAAGTTCCGGCCGCCAGCGCCATAGTTGTTCCGGTAAATGTGGTGGCCAGCAATGCCGCATGTGCCGAGAACAACCGTGCGCGGAATATTAGCACCGAACTCGGTTTCGATCTGGGCAGACGTGCTCGGCGTCTTTGGCTTGAACAGCGCGTTGACGGCGTACGACGCAGCTATGGCGAAGGCCGACTGTGCGAGGCCTGCGAGGATCGAGGTGCTCGATAGCCACGTCGAAACCGCCGTGATGGCGGCGCCAATCCCGGTGAACAGAGGTGCTAGAAATGGCATGGGGCTATGCGCCTACCTTGTAAGCTTGCGCGATCTCTGAGACCGGCAGAAAGATCGTGCCCTGCGGCTGCTTGATCGCAAAGCCGAGGCTGCAAACGAAACCGGCGACAAACTCGCCATTGATGATAGTCACGCCGACATCGCCACGGCGGGCCGAAAACCGATTGACCAGCTCAAGCTTGATGTGAATTTCGAACAGGTCTTTGACGTGATTGCAGCCAAGCCCACGCAGCTTCTTGGCGGCGCCAGCTTCCGTCTTGTATCGCCCGCAAAACTCTTCCAGCGGATCCACGCCAACCACGGCCTTGATCGCCTCGCATGTGGACATCACGCAATCGGATGTTCCCCACTCCGGCAGGATGGGAACCTGCGCAGAGGCAACGTCTTCCAGCGCGCGATCCCAGCCATCACTTCTGGCTAAACTCGAAATTGAAGAACTCATTTTTTAGCCTCGCAGCGTGTTCGAAGAACATGTCGCCGGCCGAGACCAGTTGTTGGTCTTCATGGCTGGCATACCGATAGCCTTCACGGAAATTGTCGATGGACTCGGTTTCGATGTTGGCTTCCAGCCAGGCATCGCCGTTCTCTTCGCGGTGATCGATCGTGTCGACGTAGCCGTAGAAGGTCGGCTCCGCGTGCAGGAAAGCGTTGTCATCCGGATCGAAATAGAAGTCGTACAGCGTGACCGGACGGCCTTTGTATTCCTCCTCTTCGATCAGAAGCAGCTTATCGGGCGTCAGGCCGAAGTCTGATCGTGCCGGCAACCGCATCGTGACCGGATTGGCCGACGTGCCGAGCGCAAAGGCGGGCTCGTCAATTTCGATGATCGAATTGCCCTTGTAGGTCAGCCCGTTGTAATCGAGCGTGCCTTTGCCAGAGAAAAAACCGTACGTTCCCGTACCAAACTCAAACTTGACGCCAGACCCGATCTTCACTCTGCCCTCATTGAGCAGCTGCTGCAGCCGTGTTGGGAAAGCCATTACTTCGGCACCTCGATGAGAGTGAATGTAGCAGTCGGGCGAAAGTCGTCAGGGCAGTCGTAACTGTCCGGCACCAGGCGCATATTCATGACCGGGTTCTTGAAGACGACAGTCGCGCCGGCAGTGATGTAGGATGGCAGGAACGGCTCGGCCTTGATGGCGATAGCGCCGCCAGCGGCAGTGGCATCCTGTACGACACGAACGATTGTGTGATAATCGCCCTGGCTGAAACCAATGAGGTCGCCTTCCATCAGCTTCAGACCATTCGTGACCCCGTTGACCGTCAACTGGTTTCCAGCGATTGCCGACAGTACGCCTGTATCGAGGATCTCTGGCGCGGTTGGATTGCCCCAGTACGCTCGCGGCAAACACACATGCTTCGGCGTATAGAGCACCGTCACCATGCCGTCCCGGCAACGCGAGATGAAGGCCTCAAGCCTTTGCCGGTCGGCATTGCTCAGAGCCACCACTCGCATCGACACCTGCCAGACCGGATCGCTGGTTTCCATGAAGGAAATGGCCCGTTTGCCGTATCTCGACACGCTGTTTGAGCGCATGAGCTTAGGATAGGTCGGCCCGTATCTCAGGCCGACCGGTAATGTTTCTGCCATGTGGATTGGGCTCCATTCATCGACCAGACATACGCGTGCCCATCTGCCGCACGTTGTTCGCGGTGCGTCCGAGTGAGCCCTTATCGTATCGCTTCAATCCCGCATCTGTGACCTTGGCCGATTCCCGCTGGACGTAAGCTTGCAGGTTGCCATTGTCATCAACGGACACGCGGACATCGACAGCCTGCTGTTGTGCTGCAGGGTTTACAGACCGAATGCTCGGCAATGTCGGAACCGAGACGCCGACAGCGCCCCCATTAGCGTAGCCTTTGAGACCGCGCCGCATAGCTTCCATGGCGGCAGGACCGCCAGCAGCCGCAACCGCCGCCTTGTCGAACACATATTCGCCTTTGTGCACAACGCCGGCGGGCTGGTATTTGCCACCGTCGCCGGTGTAGCCGCCGTCGTCGTACATAGGCACGCCAGAGCCGCCAGGCGCTGCTGGGAACTTACCCCCACCAAACAAACCGCTAAAGATTGACGAAAGGAAGCCACCGCCACCTGATCCCGCTTTGTTGACCTTGAAGATGCTGTCGAGCACGTCATTCAAAAGCGTGTCGGCGATCTGCTTCAGGCTGTCCTTAAGCAAGTCCGCAGCGCTGGCACCTTCGATAAACCCATCAATCAGGCCACGCGTCACGTCCTTGGCTGTCGCCATTGCCTCTTCGGCCCGTTGACGAATTTGGTCCTGCTTTTCGGCAAGCTGCTCAGAGGCAACGACCGCATTGGCATAACCAGATGCTAAGCCTTCTATCGACTTCGTCAGCTCTGGCGTGATCTTGATGCCAGCCTCTTGCGCAGCATTGAGAAGATCCTGTTTTGCCCTCACAAACTCGAGGGTATAGCCGAAGTCGTTTACGAGGGGATCAAGGAGCTTTTGCGCCTCAGTCTCTTCCCCAAGCGCCTTGGTTCGTGACCTGATTTGCTCAACTTCACGCTTGTATTCATCAACGGTTTTAGAACTGGATCCGCCACCGCCTTTTGTCTTTTTGGTGTTGCTGTCCGTCACTTGATATTGCGGATCAGCAAGGGAGATCGGCTTCACAGCGGCCGAGCTCTTTGGCGGTGGAAACCTGTTGTAATCCAAAGGGCCGCCGGTGATGCTGCCAGCCAGCTTTGACGATTGCTCATTCACGGATGCAAGCTGCGCTTCGAGCTGACGCAACTCTGCTTGCCCGAGGGCGTTCGCCGGGTTGCTTTTCACTTCCGCAATCTGGCTTTCGATCTTGAGGCGGCGACCAGCCAGATCGGTAAGTTTTTCCTCGCCGCTGATAGAGGATTGGATACTGAGCGCGCCACCTAAAAACTCTACCTTGCCATTCTTGCCGCCGAGCGCGCCGACGATGCTGTCGCCTATACCGGCTAGGCCGCTCAATTTCCCGACCTGCTCCGCGAACCCCTGCACCGCAACGGCACCATAATTGAACTCAGCCACAACCCTTTGAATTTCGCCGATAAGCGTTTCAAAATTGATGTTGCTGACGAACTGCGAAACGCGATCGATTTCTGTGCCAAACACTTCGGCAGCCTTCGACGAGTTGTTAAACTCTCGGGCCGCGTCAATGAGTGATGTCTTCAAGTTCTCCATTCGCTGATCAATGGTGAGCGTCGCATTGGCCAGCTTTTCCCCGAGAATGGGAGCGCCAGCATTGATGCCATCGAAAAACGCTTTGGACGAAAGACCACCATCAAGCATGATGGTGCGCAGTTTGGAAACTGACCCGCCTGCTTCTTTGATACCAGCAGCAGCGGCCTGGAGAATTGTCGGCGCACCCTCAACAATCGAATTGAATTCTTCGGCCCTCACAACACCACTGCCAAGCGCCTGCGCAAGCTGCAACAATGCGCCGGACGCTTCTTGGCTGGACTGACCTGATACGCGAAGCGCCATGGCAACATTATTGGAGAACCCGACCAGCTGATCCGATGTTATCCCAAGTTCGCCCTGAACAAGAGAAACGCGGCCGTAGAGCTGGACCAGCGTTTCCAGAGGTGCGGCATTTGCCTGGGCGCTGTTTCGCAGCTTGGTATATGTTCGCTCTAGCTCTTCACCAGACAGACCCGAAACCTTTAGCGCGTTATCAATCTTGGTCGCGCTGTCGGAAAGCGTTCTGAAGCCCTGCACGCCGCCGATGAGCGCGAACGCCTTGGTGGCGCTGGTCACCAGTCCGCCATACGAGGCCGATATTGCAGAGTTCATTTTCTTAAAGCGATTTTCGATTGATCGCGCGCGTTGGTTTGTCTGATTCAGCGCCTTATTCAATGCGTTCTGATAGCCCTTCACGTCAGCCGAAAGCTGAACGACAAGACGCTCGAGGTCTGTTGCCATTTTGGTGATTATCCTGATACGAAAATTCGCTATGTGGAAACATGGGAGAAAGACATGACTGAGCGCACGTCGTCTAAGCCGGGGTTTGGCCGAGTTGCCATAGCCATCGTTGCAATTTGTGCAGCGATTTTCGCTATTAGCAAAACATCGACGACAGAGCAGGTGGCATCACAGAACACAACGGAAACAGAGACCTACCGTCTCCTCCAAGCTTTAGGGAACAGTGAAAACGAGGCGGCACGTGGTCTCTCGAAATCTGAGTGCGAGCGGAGGAAGCAGGATTTGAAAGTCGTGTCGACTTCCTTGGGTACGTACAATGAAGCCACTGGTTACGGATCAATCACCTGCCTCCCAGAATCTTCTCTCTAGTTACCCCTGAACCCAGTCCCAGAGCTCGTCTATCTCTTGCGTAGTCAGCGACCCATCGTCTGGCGTGTTCGCCTCGACGTAACCATCCACTGCAGCCATGAACTGCCACACAGACATTTCGTTGACCTGCTGGGGCGTGAAGCCGATCACAGCGCCGGTCCCGTAGAGCGCAGCAAATCTCAGCTTTCCGTTTGGGAGTTCGTCGAGCTGTTTTCCGTTTGACTTGCTGCGTCGTCCTCCCCCACTTTCTCCTCCGGTGCGCCGGTGAGACCAGCAGACAGGATGACCTGCGCTGGGATGAGGTTTTCCATCGGAGGGCGCGCCTCGACATAGCGTCGCGCCAGTTTCAAGGCTGGTGCTGGCTCCATACCGCCACCAATCAAGCCTAGCCTAATAATGTTGGTAATGTCCTCGATGCGCCACGCGCCGCTATGCAATCGTTGCAGCACGACATATGGGCCTGCGTCGCATTTCTCCTGAAGTTCTTCCAACTGCCCCCAGGCAAGACGGAACGAATAAGTCCCGTCTGCCCAGTCGAACGAAACGCGCGCGTCCCGCATTATGGCGTGATCGGCGTAGTGACGCGGACCATTTCGCCATCGCTCTCGAGCGATACGTTGTTGGTTGCGCGCTGGCCGTTGTTGGCACCGACTTCCATGCTCTCGATATGCATGCGACCGGTCCAAGTTATGGTCTTTGCCGGGAATTCCCATTCGACCTTTACAGGGATACTGTCGATGCTCTCGAAGCCTTCGAGCCAGGCATCCACACTTTCGGAGGCTAGAACGCCTTCGCCAGAGATCGCCATGGACAGAGACGTCGCGTCGCGACCCACCCAGTCTACTTTGTCGGGATCCGTGCAATCGGGGATCTGAACTTCTTCGAGACCCTTGTTGAGCGTGATCGAGCGCTGCGTGAATCCGCACGGCGAATTATAGATGATAGGATCGGCATCGTCGCCGAGGAGCACGCGAATCTTGCCCCCCTTGATGGTGGTTGCTTGAGCCATAAAGGCCTCCTGAAATGTTGGGTAAAAGGTGCCGGTTACGGCTCTTCAACGATGGCCGTGTAGCGCAGGGCAGCCTGCTTGAGATTGCCGTCGGTGATGAAGTCTGTGCGCCAAGGTTCGAATGACACCAGTGCATTAATCGCCAATGTTGGCTCCCAGTTTCGCAGCGCGCGGCGCACCGCGTCAGCGACCTGTCTTACCTGAGACAGGACAGTGGCGTCTGACCAGCAATCGATTTGGATCATCACCTCCCCGCCGTCGATGCAATCAACAAGTTCGGCAACGTAATTCGATGGACCGATGCTGATGTATGGCTTGGCCCACGTCGATTGGGGAATGTCTGCGATGCGCGTTCCGACCAGCGCTGTGACCTCTGAGTTGGCCTTTAAACGGGCAATGATGGCGCCCTGTATCTCGAGAACGGGATCAGCCACCGGACACCTCTTTCGCAGACTTATTGATGGCTCGGGTAATGCGTGATTTCGTGCGTCGGCGCAGTGCGCGATATGAGACGAAGAAGAAAGGTTGCGCCGCAGTTCCAGGATTCATAGTTCCCGCGAACTGGCCACCGTTCTCGTGCGCCTTCGTCGCGAACTCGACGAGGTGGGCATAGCGCACCTTGCTGTTGCCGGCGTAGATCGTGATAACCAGCTTGCCGTCGGATGATTTCACCGTGGCGATTTTCTGGCTGTATTTTGGAGCGTCTCCCCAAGTCCAGCCGATGCTGTCACGCAGCTCGCCGCTATCAACAGCGACAAGCGACTTCATGAGCGCGACGATTTCGTCAGCACCCTGCGCCATCGCTTCCTTGATGCGCTTCTCAGCAGCCGCAGGAAGCTGTTTCAGTTTGCGATTGAGTTTAGCCAGACCAAGTATTGTCATGTGCCCCCCCCTGCACCACAAGCAGTTCAATCCACTCATTACGCTCATCGATGTTGACCGCAGTCTTGATCGCATAGAGCACACCGGTGCGCTTGTTCCGCGCCCGCCATGCTGGCGTTATTGTGCGCGTGCGCTCGTTGCTGCGAACAGTCATGGTGAATGGCTGCAAACCTTGCAGGCGGCTGGCTATGACCGTTTCCGAGCCAACGCGCGGCTCTAGTCTGGCTACCTCGAAAAATTGCTCCGAAAATCCGACCACCACGCCGCCATACCCATCCTCGCCCTCGACCTCAGCCTCAAAGCCGATACGCTCACTTAGTGAGCCCGCTCCGGCTCTTTTGCGTTTTGGCATTCGGGCGATCCTTCGTGGGTTCGGCAGTCTTGGCCGCTATCGCAGCCGCTGCGCATTTGCGCGTGACGTTGTAGAGCCCGACAGGGTAGGCGATGGTCGCGCCGGGGTGCGGCTTCCAATCAAAAGGTGCAAGGAAACGTAGCCACATCATCGTCCACCGGTGTGCGCCAGACGCGCCAAGGAGCCAGAAGCATTCGGACAGCGCGCGGCAGAACCGCGTCACCTGTCGCCTTTGAATCGGGTTCGCGAACTTCGTAAAGGTCACCAGTCACGAGCAATATTGCCGAAACAATGGATGCCGTAGCAGCGATACCGTCGTCTTGCGCAGGAGTGGCGCCGATGGCGACAACTTCGCGATCCAGGTACTCGGTGACAATGCTTTCGGCCGCATCGCGGTAAATCTCGATCTCCGCGTCCTCATCGGTATGGAAGACGCGAATATGTTTCTTGACTGTTTCTAGATCGACGATCGCCATATCAGGCCGCCACAACTGCGCCCGTCGGCGCGCTCAGAACGCTAACCTTACCGGCCAAGCTTTGAGCTCGCGTGCGAACGCGGACTGTTTTTCCAACGTCCTGCGATCGGGGAACGAACGTCAGGCCAAAGGCACCAGGCACCTCAAATCCGCCAACAATCCACTGCCTGTCGATAGTCGGGGTCGGCGTGCCGGTGAACGTGCCAGCACTGGCCGTCAAGGTTTGCCCTACCTGCGCCGTGCCTGTGATGGCTGGGGCTACGGTGTCGGCTGGCGCAGCGGGGTTTGTCACCCCGCCGATGTAGCTGGCAAAACGCCTTTTACGCTGTTTCGTTGTCAGCATCTGTCTTGTCCTTTTTCTTCGTCGAACGAACGGAAGAGATAGGCTCGACAGGTTCTGGCTCGGCTGGCGCTTCAACCTTCTTTGCATCGTCCTCAAACGACACAAGGCCGAGCGCTTTCAGTGCATTAGCCTCGCCGCGCTCGACCGGGAAAGGGGCGCTGTCAGCGGTCTTGAGACCAGAGCCGTTGTCAAAAGTCTTGAGCGGCTTAACTTCGATGTAATCAGTCATGTTCGCCTCCTAGCGAAAGCGGGGCGCCCTAAGACGCCCCAGATCAATTAGGCAGCGGCAACAGGACCGGTTACGAAGGCTTCGGGACGATACACGGCCAGAGCCAGACGCTCTTCAGCGCGGATCGTGAACATGTTCTTCTCGAAGTCGTCCACGTTCTCGCTGGAGAGCAGCACCTCGATATCCATGCGGTCGAAGATCTGCGCAGCGTAGGAGAACGCGCCGGTCAGGAACTGGCCAGAAGCCATCGCCTGCGTTGAAACGACAGGCAGGTTCCAAAGCGTCGGCGTGAGCGAGCCCTGTGGATTACCGATGATGTAGTTTTCACCAGCATCCTTGGTCAGTTCAATCTTCGCCCAGTCGATAGGGTTCAGAACGAACGCGGTCGCAGGATACTCAGCGAGAACCACCTGAAGGATAGCCAGGCGAAGTCGGTCGATGCCGGTCACAGCTTCTGGCGTGAAGGCTGGTGCAAAAGCGGTCGCCTGCGGAACCAGACCAGCGATATTCTGACCAGTGCCGGAACCGTTCAGGAGCTGATTTTCTTCGACGAAGCGAAGACCGTAGCGAGCGCGACCGTCGATGTAAGAACGAAGCGCAGGCGCGTCATCCAGAATCTGACGGCTGGCCTTGAACAGATGAGCCAGCGTACGAACGGGCGCGGATGCCATATCGAACGTGATATCCGAATACGGCTTGGCAGTCGTTTCGGCAACGGGCGCAGAGTTGTTCGTGTAGCCAGTTTCCTTGACGTACTCGACGTTGTTGGAAGAAGTCTGGCCAGGGAGCAGCAGGTCGCGAATCGTCATCTGGCGTTCAGGAAGGCCAAAGATGCCAGGTACGCGAGCGCCCGGTACCAGCGAGGTGCCAGGAGAACGACCCGCACCAACAGTGGTGTTGGCGGTCGTGATCGCGGCGCGGTCGGCGGAGACCTTGATCGATGCCCGGCTGGATCCAGTCAGATTGCCAGCCTTATAGGCGTCGGAATCGATAACCAGCTGGCCGAGCGACTTCTGCTCTTCCTCGCCGTTTTCCTTCTCGCGAGCGGCGCGCTTCTCCATGTCGGAAAGGCGGGTCGTGACGTCGCCGAGTTCGGAAAGTGCCTTGTCGGTCTTCTCCTTCAGCTCTGCGGAGACTTCGCCGTTCGCGGCAAGCTTCGAGGTGAAGTCCGTGGCGAGATTGCCAACCTGCTCCTTGATGGATGCGAGGGAGGCGCCAAGTTCGCCAATTTTTTCTGCAAGTTCGGCCATGAAAGGCTCCTATAGAATGAGGGGTGTTTTTGCTTCGGCCAAAAGCCGTTCAATGGCTGCCAAAGCAGCAGCATCCGTCTCGACGTCAGGAGCCCCCTGACCATCTTTGAGGTAGAGCCGAGCGGCCCGCTCTGCCTCAGAGCCCGACAACCCCATCAGTCCCCTGATGCCGTTTTCGAACTCGCGTTTTGTGATTTGCTCGCCGGCCGTCATCTTTGCGACCAGCGTTTGTGCGGCCTCCGCCTTTGCGGCGTTCGCAGCCTTGATGCGCTTTACCGGCGCAGGCTCTGCGTCCGCGCCGTAGCGGGCCAAGGTTTCATCAAGTGTGGCAACACGGTCGACCATGCCGCGGTCCATGAGAGCTTCCGCGTAAAACACGCGCCCCTGACCGTAGCCGTCCTCAACCTTGCTGACCGTCACACCGCGACCTTCGGCGACTGACGCGACGAAGCGATTGTAGGAGCGGTTCACACCGTCTTGCACATGTGCCAAGGTGTCCTTGCCAAGCGGCTCGGTCTCGTTGCCCTCAACCTTGTGCTTTCCAGCTGAAATATACGTGCGTTTGATGCCGCGCTGCTCAAGGGCAGACGACAGGTCATCGTGCGCAGTGTAGACGCCGATCGAACCGGCACGGCCGGATGGCGTGACGACGATTTCGTCTGTCGATGCCGCGATCCAGTAAGCAGCGCTTGCCGCAAGGCTGTTCACCTGCGCGATGATCGGCTTTTCGCCACCACGCAGCTTGCGAATCTCCGTTGCGAGCTCGTCTGTTCCTGGCACCGTGCCGCCAGGGCTGTCGATGTCGAGCACGACAGCCTTGATGTCTGCATTGGACAGCGCCTTGTGCAGCGCTCTCTTGATACCAGCATAGGAAGTGCCGCCGCTCATCGCGGAAAACAGGTCCATTTTGTCGGCCAAGACTCCGTAGACTGGGATAATGGCCACGCTGCCGCTGGATTCTGCGATCTCCTTGGCCCGCGCTTCATCAATAGAGGCGGCGAACTCAGTCGAAAACAGCTTTTCACCTTCGGCTCGAGCGACCAAAACATCAGCCAAAACGCCCAGTTTTTCGCGCTGAATAGCCCAAGGCTCGGCCAGAAAGGCCGAAATCAGGTGTTCAAACTTCATGATTTTCCCTTATGCAGCGCGTGCTGCTGGCGTTTGTGGCGCGTTATTGTTGGCCTGACCGACCTTATCGAGCGGGGTCATAGTGCCGTTGACGATTGCCTTCTCGCCGCCGTCGACTGGAGCCTTGTTCTCGTAGGAACGGGCCTCGTTTGGCGTGTAGATGCCGTTTGTGACCATCTTTGACAGGAATTCTGCCCTCGCCGTGCTGTCGCCTCGAAGCAGGCCTTCCATGTTGAATTTCACGATGGTGGTCTTGCGCGTTTTCTCGTCGAGAAGGTCGCGGTAGACGGCAGATTCAATGTTTTTGACCAAAGGTCCAAGGCAAGTCTTGATAAACTGCAGGATCAACTGCTCGATGCCGCTGCCCCAGGTCGTGGTGCCGTTCGAAGCATGGCCTATCATGACTGGCGGAACGCCAAAGATGCGGCAAATCTGCTCGACGTTGAACTGGCGCACCTCAAGCATCTGCGCATCTTTTGGATTGATCGTCAGTTGCTGATATTTGAGGCCAGCTTCCAGAACTGCGATCTTGCCGGCTTTATCCGAGCCAGCAAACTGGCCAAGAATTTCGCTTAGCTGCTTTCGCTGTGGTTCTTTCAGTATCTGGTCAGACGAAAGAACGCCTGCGACCTGCATCCCATTGGCAAACATCTTACCCGCGGTCTTTTCACCCGCCAGGGCATTGCCAACCGTATTGCGAACCACGCCGATCGGAGACATGCCTCGATCACAGCCAGGCAAAACAGCCCCGCGAACGTGGAACATCTTGTCTTCTGCGATCCTCCGCTTTTTGCCGTTCTCCGTGACCTCGTAGTATCGCGCGTTGCGACTATCGCGGCAAACGTTGACAGCGAGTGGCGGCAGCGGATTGAGCGCCACCAACTTGCCGCCGTTCAGCTTCTTCTCAGCGAAGAAGTTTCCATCCAGGCACAAGCACAAAACGACCATGGCCCAGAAGTCTGAAGCCGTGTCGTCCATATTCGGCATGTCGTGCAGCAGATCGTAAAGCGGAGATGCCTTGTCGACCGTAACGCCGTCATCTTTGTAAACATTGCACGGCAGCATGATCACTGCATTCCGGATAAGATTGACGCACGCCCACACAGCATCAAGCTGGAGCGCCGTTTCAATCGTCACACTCTCACCGGAGGTCGTGCCCAAGCCGAAGAACCCGCGCCAGAACTCACCATCGGTGAGCTTGATGGGTACTCCGCGCCATCTATCGAAGAGACCCATTAGATCACCATAACCATGTTGTTGATGAAGTCGTCCATGTCGCCGGTGTCACTGGCCTCATATGTGCCGGCCATCGCAGTTGCCATGGTCAGTGCCACAGCGCCGTCGATGCGACGCTCGCGATTGTGCTTCACCAGTTTTCTGTTGCCTGAAGGGTCTGCCTTGACGGTCGCATTCATCACGCACATCGTCAGAACCGGATGATCGCCGTGAGCAAGGTTGCCGTTGAGGATGGTGCTCTCCAATTCTCGGAGAGCAGGCGACATCGATTGGAACCCCTGCCCGAAAGGCTGGAACACTGCATCGTCGCCTTCAAGCTGTTCGTCTGTAAAGCCAGCCTTTTGCAGCCATGGCTTCAGATGTCGGAAGTTCCACCGGTCGAACGCAATCTTGCGAATGTCCATCTCTTCGAACTGGTCGCGCAGGTAGTGCGCAACGAACTCGTAGTCGACTGTCTTTCCCGGTGCGGCTTCGAGGTGTCCTTCCTTGTGCCAGATGTCATAAGGCACGCGGTCAGCTTTTGCCTTGGCGCGTATACCATCCCCTGGAAGCCAGAACGTTGGCTTCACTTGCCAGATGGTCTTGCCGTCCTGCTGCTTCGGAGCCATCAGCACCAAAGCAGTCAAGTCGCTCACCTCAGAAAGGTCGAGCCCACCAAAGACAGGGAGACCATCAAAGTCCACAACTCGAGCGTTACACGCTCGCCAAATAGCCGGAGACACAAACGGTGCATTGGCGTCAATCCTCTGATTCAGATGGAGCCAGCGAAAACTGGCTTCTTCGGTCGGCATGCGTGAAGCGCGCTCGGCGTCGTCACGAACCGATGAAACTGATTTGAATATTCCCAGCGCCGGGTTGGCAGCTTTCCACGCTTCCTCATCGAGGACATCGCAATCTGGATCCGCTGTGTAGAGATGCGATACCGTGCGCGGTGCTTTCGAGGTCTCGGCATCGTCCAGCCATCGCGAGAACAAGTCGCCGTCGGTAGCCGCCTGCGTCGAGATAGCGAAGATCATCGCCTTATCGCCGTACGCGCCCTGCGAGGTTACAATCGCCTCGACGAAATCGTCGTGCGGGCCTTTGATCTGGCCAACCTCATCGAGGATTGCGACCAGCGGCGAACCACCGTGTGCACTCTTGGCTTCAGCCGAGCTGGCGCGGTAGACAACGTTCTTCCGCAGCCCGACAATCATCTTGCCCGACGGCACAATGCGATACAGCCCTTTGAGCTGCGGCGACATCATCAGCATCTTGCTGGCGTAGTTAAATACTTCCGCAGCCTGGTCGCGGGATCGCGCGCCGGACATGATGCGGCTGTTTGGGAACGCCTCTGGACCAATGACGTGGCCAAGCAGAAGACATGCGATGGTGGCGGTCTTTGAATTCTTACGTGCAATCGAAAGGTATGCGCGCGATGTGCCGTTCGGGTTGTCGTAAACCGACAAAATGAAGGCCACCTGAAAGTCCAGCAGCTTGATTGGCTGACCGACTAGCGCCCCCTCTGGCACGACGAGATAGGTTTCGATAAAGCGGCACATCTTCTCGCCGCGGGTCAAATCCGACGTCGGCAGCGTGCGCCAATCGCGCAGAACCGGAATCGGGCCGCACTTGATGGCGCCGACCACGGCATCTGAAAGCATTATAACCTCGATTAGGCTAGCAGGTCATCGTCCGTGCTCGCACCCGCCTCAATCTCTTTTGCCGTGTCTCTCCGCTTGGCTGTGTCCCTCGCCTCGCCTTGGATGGCTCGGGCGTGAAGCGCCAGTGATCGACGAAAAGAAAGGATGGACGATGCGTGCATCTGCACGATGGATTTGCGCGGATTTGCCAGCGGCGTGCCTTTCTCGCTGTATGCGACGGCACCTTCGCTGCGCAGAAGGTCTTGCTCGCGCACCAAGTCTGCCATCGTGCGAGCCAGCATCGCTGCTATCTCAAGCTGGTGGGCAGACCATTCGGCGCGGGCATATTCTGCAATGACGTTCTTGAAAAACGGCACGTCGCCATCCTCGAGAGGGACGTTTTCGGGGAAGGTAATTTCCTCAGCGGCCGCAGAGGCAATCCTCACGGCCTCAGACACGCTATCGACGCGGCTTTTCTTTTCAGACATGTCTAAATCCCCTCGCACGCGCGCTCTTGCGCGCACGCACGCGAGACCGCCACGAAATCATCACGTTTCATTCAGCAGGCATTCACGAAAGCGAGAGCTAAGTGAGCTCATCACAAAGGAGTCGTTGAAATGCGCAAGTTAATTTTAGGAGCGGGGATTATTCTTGCCTCGCTCGTCGGCGGCGGTGCGAACGCCATGCCTGTTGGCAATCCCTCTGCACCGGTTGCATCAGTCGTGCATGACGTAGACTATGCATGTGGACGCGGGTTTCGTCTGTCACCACGCGGGTATTGCCGCCCCGCCGGACCGCCGAGACACGTCGAACAACGTTGGGATCGTCGCGACCGCTGGCATGACCGCAGAGAGTGGCGAGATCGTCGAGATCACAGAGAATGGCGTGGCCATCGTGATCGTCGCGATCGCTGGTAAACGTTTTAGGCCCGCTTTAAAGGCGGGCCTTTTCGTTCGTCCTCATGGAAAAAACTGTGTTTGGATTAACGTTGCATTCCCCCGACGGTCCCTGGCCGGGTCGATCGTCGACTTTGCGACCATCCCCGGTGGGTCACCCAACCTCCACAGGATACCCATCAAAGCCGATGACCACGGCCTGCTGGCCTCGCTCAATGCGAGCCTTCAACTTGTCGTGGCATGGAGCGCACAACGATTGCAGATTGTCTGGGTCGTAGAACAAGTCTTCGTCACCCTTGTGCGGCTTCACGTGGTCGCACGTGGTGGCCTCGGTGACTTCCTCAATAGCCAGGCAGAAGCGACACAGCGGCTCAGCAGTAAGCTGGGCCTCACGCAGTCGCTGCCACCGTGCTGTCTTGTACATACGGCGGTAGAGAGCGGCTTCGGCTGATCGGCCATAGGGTTTGGGCATATGAAACCCACCGTGGTTGCGTGAGGCCGCTGTGATAACTACATACAGTGCAATGACCGACAGCCCGCAATGAGCGGCAGCAAGTCCCGTCGGCCACCTCAAGGAGAAAAACCATGGCACAACCTCAAGGCGCTTCTGCGCCCGAACAGCCCTATGACGCCAAGACATTGGCCAAGAAGCATCGCATTTCCGTCGACGAGGCAGCGAATATTATCTCGGAACACGGGGCTGACCGCAAAACTTGCGACAAGGCAGCACGACGTATCGCTGCTTGATATTCTCGTTGCGCCCATTGAAACTCAAAGCGGCCCGCTCAACCCAATCCGGTTACAGATCAAGGGGAACGGGCCGCACGATCACCATGCAAGCGGAGGAGAACGCGCATGGGATTTGAAAGCAGGTGTTGATATTGCAAACAATATGCCCCCGTATTGTCAGGTACGATTCGGGAGGCGAAGTTGCTAAGAAGCAGTACCATTGACCAGTACTATGACACCGTGTGGTGTATTGCGGCGTCCAAGTACGTTGCTGAGTACATGATTGGTTACACAAGAAGGCCGTTAAAAAACAGGCTGTCGGAATACGGCAGAATGCACGGCTATCAGTATCTCGTCATTTTATCGAACGGACTGAAGCTAGATGAGGCTATGCAGTTGGAGCGTATGCTTCAGGAGCGTGTAAAGCAGGATCGTAAGCACACGCTTTTTAAAAAGTATTGCTCGCACCGGAGGGAACAGCGATACTTCCCAAGTCAGGGGCCGACCAGTGTTTCACCCCATGAGCCAGTGCATTCGGTATATATGGCATGGTGGGACCAGTATACGTAATCTTCACACGATGCCCTGCCCGACAGGAAATATCTCTACTCTACGTGATAGTTACCCAAAGCTCAGAGGCTGCAACGAATGCAGCATGGCGATGGGCCCGACGCATAGCGCTCGGAGTGTGGTGGGGTTCGCAACTACGTTGCGCCACCCCTTCACATTACTCTCCCCGAGTTCGCGGAAAGCGGCGGTCAGGCTGAAAGTTTTTTGATCGCAGCCATCAGGTTGTCATTAGCTGCAATCAACTTTCTTTGCCCGCGCCTCTCGGCGGTGCGTCTGTGCCCGTGCCCGCCAACATCGGCAAACGTCTTCGCGCTCCTTGCCGATTCCAGCGCTTCGCGGTCATCAGCCTTTAACCCATCAACCGCATCGAACCATTCTTTGCGATCGGCCATTGCGGTTACGATGTCCTGCCACATCATCGATCCACCGCCAGCGGATGTCGTCTTTTGCATCCCAAGGAAGCTATCAGCAATCTTGGCTGATCCACACGGTAGACCTGCTGGGCAGCGCGTGAATGTGACTTTGCTCATATCGGTAGTGGCGTAAGCCTTTGCCAATTCCGCCTTGGCTTCATCGTGACTAAGGTTTATGCGAGGACCCTTGTGCCTACGGCCTGTGATGTATCGAGGCCTCTTGGTGTCCAGCATCTCTGCGAAGTAGTTGTTACTCTCGATCACTTCACGTGGGTTTTCGTCGCCGCCAAGCGCAACATCAACCTTGTCCCGCGAACCAAGCATCGAACCCGCTGGCATCCTTGCAGCATATTCCTCGACGGCCCCGTCGATCGTAAGCCTGAATGCCCTTTCTGTCTGCTTACCATCACTGAAACGAAGTCGACCGATGCGGATGATCTGCCCCGCTTCGTTTTTCTCGACTTCGCCGGACGCAACGTTTTTCATTATTTCCGACACCGACGGCGTGACCAGCCTTTTACGGTCATGCTTGAGATCCTCGACCTCGTCCGAATTGTTGTCGTTCGCAGCGACGACTGACCAGTTCGTCTGGAGTGGCTCGGGTTCGTGGTCTGGTGTCGTTGCATATCGACGCACTGCCGCGAGCTGCTCTGCAAGTGATCCATGTCTGGTCATGGTTATTCTCCCCTGTGGTGCTGGCGCTTGGTAGGCGCCGACTACTGCTGCTTGGTGTTGTCGTTATCAGCGAGCCACTGACGCACCAGCGTCACCGCCTTGCTCGCTGCCTCACCGGTGGATGTGAACCGCACTACCTCGACAGCGTGCCCCAGCTTGGCCAACGAAGCGTGGCGCTCTACCTGCGCCGGAGACAGCCGACCTTTGCCAACCTTGTTTTCGATCATCCGCAGCGCGCCGCCCTTGAGATAGATCCGAAGGTCAGCTTCGCCTGGGGTCATGCCTGTTGCGATAGCGTCGGCTTGAGCACGCGGGCCGCGCTTGGCGCTGTTCATGTCGCCAGCCAAAAGGAACTGCCTGTCGAACTCTGGCAAGGCTCGCAGCGCACGAACCTGGGCAGCCTGCCCATCGCTTTCCTTGATGGGGGCGTCAGTTACCTTCACGGCACCTTTGGCCGAAGTTCGGATCACGACGCGCTTGCCATTGATGCGTGTCGTTTGGCTGGTGGCTTTCTTGTTGGGGTTCATACTGGCCTCCGTTTGGTCTCAGAGGTATTTTAGGTTTTTCGTTGGGAAATGCCGTGGGGTGATGTGAAATAAATTTGGAACACCCAAGATCAACGGGGGTTCGATCTCCGAAAGGAGAACATCATGCGAGACATCGATAAACGCACTAACGGAGCATCCAACGATCCCAAAGCCACTCGAGCATCAACTTGGCGGCCAAGAGCGAAGGATGAGGACATCATCACCAACAATGATGAAGGCGCGCCACCCGTTCCGGTCGGTCAGCCCGGCGACCGTCAGCAAGGAACTGAGAGTGATGGACCGGTGCATGGTCAGTAGGTTGTATCGCAAACGCCCGTCTGCACGGTGCACGTTGCCCGAATAAATCTCTTCATCAACCGTGCGGCCAGCACACCGCCCTGCACGGTTGCACGAGTGGGGGTATATATAAATATATACTCCCCTAAACGTGCAAGAACCGGGCAGAGCTGTGCAGGTGTGAACGCCCAGCAAGTGCACAGATAATGCACGGATGAAATTTCGCTATCCGGGCGGTATCAGGAGTTGCAATCACACTTCTGAACAGGTTGTATCAATATCAGACTTTTCCAAGCACAACGTCTCTGAAGAACTGTGTTCTCGTTGCCAAAGCTACATCCTTTGAGACGTTTTTGCGCCGGTATTTTGAGATTTTTGTTTCCCGGTCGGAAGACTTTGACAGTTTGAAACATTCAAACGAACTGTTACCGGCGCCCAACGCCTGGCACGAAAACTTATATAGATACCTGCTATCCTCTCCGACGAAGTCACCTGCGTCGTCAACCGTCCAGCTACCGCAGAATGACAACTTTTCAAGGTCGCGACGCATTGCCAGAGCGGACTGGTATCTCTTTGACGGATTGGGATCTATCGACTTCAAAATGGCGGACCTCAACGCAAGCGGCACGTAGTCTGGAAAATCCGCCTTGGTAACTAATTTTCCGCTCGCCACCGCACCTTCATAGCCAGCTTCCCCTAAGTCGCACATTTTGCTCTCGAGAACTCCGAGGCCAACAAGAAGCCGAAAAAAAGTCATGCCAGCTTGGAAAATGTCGGTCTTAGCTTCGATACCTAGTCCCTGGCCGATCTCTGGAGCAGCGTGGAGTTTGTACCAAGCGGATGGCGCTACCGCTTCGCCATTTTTCGATGATCCAACAATACCGTAGTCGCTCAACTTTGCCTGGCCTTGGTCACCGAGCAGTATGTTTTGCGGCTTGATGTCGTTGTGGTAGAAATTGTGAATATGCAGGTGCTCTAGGCCGCGAAGGAAATCGATTGTTGCCCGCAGCGCGAGATTAAGCGGAATGAAATTAGCGCAGTTGGCCAAGTTGGTTACCGAGCCTTTTTGGTAATAATCCATAGCGATCAGAACCATCCCGTCTGATGTTACATCGGCCTGATGGACCCGAACGAGATTGTTATGCGCGAATTTGTGCCCAACACGCGCCTCAATTAGTTTTGCGTCGATTGAGGCGCTAGGCATCAGTATCTTAAGTGCAAATTCATGACTAAGCGCCATGTCATGAGCCAACCAAACTTCACCAAACGACCCGTTGCCGATCTTTTCTTTAAGGACGTATTTGTTGAGGTAGGTAGTGCCATTGGTGAGGGGAGATATGGCCAGATTATTTGGCATTATCTCTTCTCCGACCACCAAGCCGCGATCACGGCGTCTGCTATCTTGGCATCCCAATATTTTGCTGTTTTCCCGACGCGAGCTTCGGCATGTTGCTTAACTTGCGAGGAGTTTGTTGAGAGAGATGCGTAAATCTTATTCGCTACGGGTATACCTTTGAGAGCGCAGAATAGAAGTACTGTCGCTTCCTGATACGAGGCTAGCCGCTTTGCATTGTTATCGCCGGCAGTGAACTCACCCTTCTTTACGACGACCTTCGTGATTTCGGGATGCTTGTGCAGTAGCCTATCGAGTTCATTGTACAACCATGAAATTTTCTGCTCATCGGCTTCGGCGCCCGCTGGGAACACAAGCTTTGTTTCGTCGTCTGCATTAACGAACACGAGTGCGTCGTCTTTTGTCCGAGAGACAATGGCAAATCTCGGATTTTTTGGGTCGCTCCTAAAGCCCAGCGTTGTCATTGCAATCTATCCCCTGTGGTTGATTTAGCGAATCATATTCAACTACTATTCGCCCGCTAAATCTACTATGGATAAGCATATCAACAATTGGGAGTGGTGAATCCAGTGTTCAAACTTCGTAAGCCAAGCATCAAAAAAAGTATTGCGGCCCGCACGTCCGGTAAACGAATAGTGAAAAACGCCGTTGGACTTAAAGCTCCCAAAGGTGCGGGTTGGATCAAAAACCCGAAGAAGGCGGCCTATAACCGCGCGTATAACAGAAACACCGTTAGTTTTTGGACTTTGCTTCGGAAGCTCTTTAAATAACAAAAAAGGCCGGGGCGAAACCGCACCGACCTTCCTGTCGCTTGTCATCTTCTGCCAGTACATCCGTGGTCAGTGCGCAAGCTACTTGGCTGTAGGAACGCGCGGAGGCAGAGTTGGTTCCGCCTCCGTACTTATATCACTTACGGTACGACAAGCCGCCCCAGACACGACCTTCATCGCGGTGACGTCCACCGTGCACGGCGCCAATATAGGCTGCTGCCGCGGCTACGAGCGAAGATGCCGCAAGAAGGAAAGCCGTGAGAATGCCGGTAATACGGGCTTTCTCAGCCGCGTCCGCAGCGGCGGTCTTGGCGTCCTGCATTGTCTTTTCGGCTTGGGCTGCCAGTTCGTCGATCTTCTTCTGAGCTTCATCGACGCGCTGTTGCGCTGCTGTGCGAACTGCCTGAACACGTTCCACAGCCTGATTTACGCGGTTCTGCGCATCTGCCTGGGGTACGCCTGTGCGAGCAGCGATCTGGTTAGCCATCCACGCCTTGTCGGCGTCGGAAATTTCACCAGTCGAAAGCAGGTTGCTCAGGATGCCGCTTGCTTGGCGCTGGAAGTCACCACTATTGGGGTCGGAATTTAAAGCAGGCGTATCAGTGCGCAGCAAAGTGTCTGTGAAGTAGTCGATCGGATTGGATTTAAGTCCCTGTGGCAAGGACTGTTCAATGCTTGGAGCGGTGGCCTGACCGGCACCCTGCGCGATGCCTCCAACAGCATTACCCGCTCCTGACACAACGCCGCCAGCCAACTGACCCACTCCTTGCGCGGCACCACCCACAGCGGAGCCAGTCGCTTCAACTGCTGTTTGAGCAACACTTCCGACAGCCTTGACGCCGCCAGAAACAACGCTGAGCGCCAGGAAAGCGGATACGACCGTACCGATGCCCCAAACGACAAGACCGTTAACACCGTCTCGAGTCGTCCGTTCGTCACTGGTCGCCGTTTCACTTGCTGGACGTCGCATGCGGCCAGAGATGTACCCGCCGAGCATATAGGATGCGACCATCGACACTACCACGAAAAGTCCCGTCACGACGAGCCAAGTGACGCTGATTTCGCCACCGTTGTCAGCCGAAATAGCGTTTAGTCCGAGCCCACCTGCGAACGCTGTGAATACAGCCATTGTACCAGACGCGATAGCCGTTCCAGCAAAAATTGCCGGCCAGTCGACGTAGCTGCGGTTCGGGTTATCGACCAATGAAGATTCTACCATCAACGTAACCCCAGCAGAGAGAGAACAAACAGGACAACTACGACTAGTCCCACGAGATAAATGATCGAGTTCATGAGGGTCTCCTCTAAAGAAATCAGTCCTAATGGCGCAGCTGATCAGAAGCTTATTTGATGCTTCCTGCACGCAAAGGGCTACGCAGCGTGGCCGACTGCGTTTGAGCAGAACCTAAACTCTCATAGGGGAACATCGTTCCGCCTAAAAAATGACCAGCCATTTCCTCTCAAGCCGCCCTCACAAACACCGTCATCTCCCGGCGCACCGGATCCCGCTCCTCCTTCTCGACAAGTGCGCCTTCTTTCATCAACGCCGTGACCAAGCTGGCCGCCCGCTTCCGCTGCGAACCGTCGTCCAGGTCTAGCCCCACGGCATAGGCCACGGCGTTGCCTACCCAGTTCTTGGCCTTCGGCGATTTCTTGTAATCTGACGATTCGACGGCCGCTAGAATGGCCATTCGCTGGTCGTTTGTAAGCTCGCCGGCAACCTCTTCGGCGCTTGGCCACTGCCACTCCGTCACAACTGGCGCGAAATCCTGCGGCTTTGCCATCCCTACGCCATTGCCCAGCGGCACGCCTTCCAGCTTGCGCCAGTCCAGCTTCGATGACAGCGGAGTCAGGTTCGACTTGCCGTAGGTCACGCTAAAGAAGCCATGCCTATCATTCTGGTGAAGGCCAGCCTGATCAGCTTGCTCGGTGGACATACGGTTAAGCACTCGCACCGAGCGCGCAGCGCCAATCAAGGAAACGGCACCTCGGGCATCTTCAACCGTTGCTTCACGATCGGCCACCTTGCGGAGGTGGTGGACAATGTCGATTGCGCTGTTGGTATAGTCGGCGATCTGAGCCCATAGCTTGGCAACCTTGTCGATGGCGCCGTTGTCGTTCTCGTTGACGCTGTGCGTGGATACGAACGGGTCGACGATCATGACGTCGATCTTGTTGCGCTCAATCTGCTCGACCACGGCCTCAACGATCGGCTGCTGGATGCGCGTTCCGGTCTTCTTATCGTCCACCGCTACGACCAGCTCCTGCTCACGACCGCTGTCGAGGAATAAGTGCCCTTCGATATCCTCTGGCTTCAGATTGTAGTGAATGCAGGCCGCCATGATGCGCCGCTCCATTTCATCGCGCGGATCTTCGGCGTTGAACACCCAAACCCTGAGACGATTAGGCGGCTGTGTGCCCAGGAGTGCCCTACCCGATGACATGGCGAGGCTCTCCGCAAGTGAAAGGCTGGTCTTGCCCAGCCCACCCGGCGACACGGTCACCGATACATACTTGCGGATCAGGTGAGTGCCATACGCAAACTCACGGCGTGGCAGCGTCTTTGGGTCGATCCACTTGAACGCTGTAGCGACGATCGGGCTTTGGGGCTCGTTATCGTTGGCGGGCTCCACGTCACCAGCTGGTGACTCAACGGGGATAACGTTCTTTTGCCCCACCTCCTCCGCCACGACATCAGCATCCACTGCAGCCGTTCGATCTCGCACCCGTCCCTTCTCCAGCCCACGCTGGATCATGCGCGTTATATCGACGAGTCGCGTGTTGTCGTGCGCAGTGAAATCGGGCTCCGGAATATGGCGCGGATTCTGGATGCCAGCCTTCAGGCCGTTCTCGATTGTCTTGCAGCAGCGTGACCAGTCCCTGCCCCAGCCGCGCGCGACGTCCTGTAACAAGGCACGCGCCTCGGCTTCGCCCAACGCACCTGCGCCGACGATTGTGCCGATCGAGAAAGCCGCATCATTCAGCGCGTTGTTTCGCGTGCCCATAGACGCGCCTGCAAGGTCCGCCAGCTCACGATCGACGGCAGCATCCACATAGGCATTGTTTGTCGCGGACGACGCACTGTACTGCGTGTGTGTCGGCGCTGATTTCGGCAGCAGCATGTCAAGCAACCACCCCGGCGCGTCCGCGATCTCGCGCGTATCGCCAACCCACCGATAGGACCGCCCGTCAGCCATCACGCTGTCGGCTGCAATGACGTACCCGCCCTCCGAGCGAATGTCGACGCCAGCGCCCAAAGCGCCGCGGTTACGCGTTCCGACGACATATTTGAAGTACACGTGCATGCCGCCGTTCGGGCTTGTCACGCGCGCTGTGTCGGGCATCGGGCCGTGCTCGGCTTCCATCTCGCTCAGCCAGTCAAAACCGTTTGCGCCGCCAGGTTTGTTGTCGATGTCCAGCGCGAAGAAACCCGTCTTCTCGCCGGTCGGCAAGCCCACGGCTGCGTCTGACCAGTCCGACCACCATCTTTCGATGACGCGCGGAAAGCGCGTTGCGCCCTTGAAGCCATTAGGCGTCAAAGGCGTTTTCTCACCAAGCGTGATGATCTCGCCGGTTGCTTGGTCGACGTGCTCCTCTGCGTGAGATCGGCATGGAAATACCGGCCAGCCTTGGGCGACGTAGTGTTGCGCTAGTTCAAGCGGCGTTTGCAATGGGTGTCTCCTCGGCTTGATAGGCCCAGCCTCTCGCTGTTACAGACAAAAGCAGCAGTGTGCATTGGGGGTGAACATGTCTTGGGGATTTGAAAAGGGCCGCGTCTACAACAGGCGAGCCAGCATCCATGCGCCTTTCGGAGGACAACAGCAGGGCGGCATTATTACGCCTGCGAAGCACAACCTGGTCATAATAGTCACCGGCGAAGAAGGCCTCGAACACGGATATCACGACAAATGGACCGTCGACGGAAGTTTCGAGTACTTCGGCGAAGGCCAGGTTGGCGACATGAAGATGGATAAAGGTAACCTGAGCATTGCGAGCCACTCTGTGCGTGGGAAAAGCCTCTTGCTCTTCACAAAGCTGAAGTCCGGTCTGCGCTTTGACAGTGAGATGATCTACGAGGATCACAAGATCGTCCGCGCTCCCGACCGGCTTGAAAATATCCGCGATGCCATCGTGTTCATCCTTCGTCCAATTGAAGCGGTGTTCGAACATGTTGAAGGCGTGCCCGTCGGATCTCCGCAGACAGCAAAGTCGCTTGATGATCTCAGAAAGCGCGCGTTCGCGGCTTCTGTGCAAAAGCCCTCCAAGAATCAGGTGACCACCAGCGTCTTCGAAAGAAGTCGGGATGTGCGAGACTATGTCGTCGCTCGATCTCTGGGCAAATGCGAGGGCTGCGGGAACGACGCGCCTTTCGCCAGACCAAATGGAGTCCCCTACCTTGAGCCGCACCATATTCGCCGCCTTACGGACGGTGGACCTGACGACCCGCGTTACGTGATAGCGCTTTGCCCGAATTGCCATCGACGCGTACATTCCGGAAGCGACGGCGCCGACTACAACGGGACGCTTCTTGAGAAGATGAAAGTTATAGAGCCCGCCGCACCGAATTGAGTTCATCAAAACGGCACCTCACTCAGCGCCGCCCTCAGCCCCCGCGCCGCGCCCTCCCACGCCGCCTTCACCATCATGCGCTGCATAAGCTCGTCGAAGTGGGCCAGGTCTGTCACGCCATGCGACGCGATATACTCGCCGACAGCATCAACGCCCGCATCCAAGGCACGCAGCTCGTAGTCATCAAGCCGCTCGATCTTCTTGTAATTGTCGATTCCCACGGCGCACCTCCGGCAGATATAGTGGGGGTCATGTTTTGGATTGGGATTCACACCGATACCGAAGGCGTGCATTCCGCAGACAAAGCAGGTGGTGGGGTTATTATCGGCGTCGACCGTGGGTGTGTGCTGGCGTGGGGTTGTTGGGATTTTGGTCATGCTTCTTCACCTTGCGCCGAGCAAACAAAATCAGTTAAAAGTTGTGCGTTCGGATTTAGGGAGGGACTATGGGTTTTTTCGTTAGAGACTGCGTGAGATGCGGCGTTAAAGGATCGCAGCACTTCCAGGTTGGTGAGAGCCATGATTCGAGAAAAGATCTCTGGGAAATCGCGGCGCGATGCTCTGTCTGCTCTCTCATTTCCATCTACGAAGTTGACGTGCGAGGTACGGGTAATAAACCGAGTTCGTATGGCGACAGGCTGCCTGATCGGTACATTGGAAGAACAGCAGTTCGCATTGCAACCACAGCACTGGAGCTCAGTGAACACATTCCAGAACGCATTGCAGGCCTGTTCCGAGAGGCTAACGAATGCCGCCAGATGACTTGGTACGAAGCAGCTGGCGCCATGTATCGGAAGACGCTCGATGTCGCCACCAAGCACATCTACGCTCATGACATTAGGTTGGCGGAGAAGCAGCCAGCTCAAGCTCTTCGTGTTCGCATCAAGTCGCTGGGCGAGATGAATATTCTTGATCAAGACATAGTAGAGTTGGCAGATGTTGCGGCGTTGGATGGGAATGATGCCACCCATGACGTCGATCCATACACGAAAGATGAGGCCGAGGCCCTTGAGGACCTTACCCTCGATTTGCTTGACCGTCTTTTCGTTCGCCCGGCTAAGATTGCTGCAGTCAAGGCAAAACAAATTGCTGCAGGTGTTCGCAAAGCGTAACCCTCTCATGCTGCCACCTTGGCAAGAGCATGATTGTCGTTGGCGGCAGAGAACAGATCGGCCACCGGCTGCTCTTTCGTGCCAAGCGACGCGATGTTCTTCACTGCCTGACGGAAGTAGGAAGGCTTAAGCTCGAAGCCGACGCCCTTGCGGCACATCTCGACGGCAGAATAAACCTCGCTTCCGATCCCGAGAAACGGTGTCAGCACCGTCTCACCGGGCAGGCTCCAGAGATCAATGCAACGCTCGATCACGTCCAGTTGCAAAGGCGAGATGTGCTGTTCGTCTTGTTTGTCGCGCGCTGATCGGTATTGCAGCGTGCGTGTCTGGCGAATGTCGCTCCAAACCGGCGACGCGTAGCGCTGCCAGACAAAAACGGAACGCCACTGCTCGAAGCTCCACGGCGTGCGTCCATCCGCAACTGTCTCTGCGGCGTGGCGGTCATAGGCCTCGCGGCTGATGTCGAGACTGCCGTCACCTACCCACATGTCAAACATGCCATCAACCGGCTCCGGATTTTCGCCGGGCTTGCGGAAAGAGACGATGTAGTCGGCAAGCCCTTGCCCGCTAATGCAGCTGTCCTTCGTGATCTGCTTGTGCAGAAGGCGAATGGATTTGGTGCGCTGCTGGGCAACTACCGGGTCTTTCCAGATGCACACCTCGGAGTGAAAGATCCAACCGGCGTCCTCATACGCGCGGATGATATCTCCGCGGAAGTCACGCATACCGATGAAGCCGTTGCGTCTCTTGCTCGTGGGCAACTGCATGCAATGAACCGAATGCATGCGCCCCGGCTTCGTCACGCGCAGAAGCTCCTGAATGAGGAAAGAATAATGCTCCCAGAACGTGCCGCCCTCGTTGTTGCTGATGTCGCGGTCAAAGCTTGAGAACTTGTAGAGGCCTTCGAACGGAGGAGAGTGGATGCCGAAATGCACGCTGTCACCAGGGATCGCGCGGATAAGCTCGCACGAGTCGCCTTCATAGATGGCGTATTTGTCGGTGATAACTTGGTTCACGGCGTTGATGCCGTCTGTCACGATATTTGTCATTATGCGGCATCTCCTAGCCAAGTTGGTATCTGCATCGGCATTTTCGGATCGTAGCTTGCCTTCTCTCGCGCCTGCGCATTGATCGCCTGCTTAGTGATGTTGGCGGTGTGCAGCACCATGGCCGCGGCCATACGGTCTGCGTCGGCCTCCTTGCGCTTGAGGTTCGCGACGACCGCACCCTCCGTCTCAGCAGCGATAAAATGAGCCGTGACTTCGTTCTGCTGGCCGAAGCGGTAAAAGCGGCGAACTGCCTGATAGATTTGCTCGAAGCTATCGTTGAGGCCGACGAAGCCAGTATCGGCGCAATGCTGCCAGTTCATGCCGAATCCAGCGATCGACGGTTTGGTCACGAGCACGCGGATCCGGCCTTCGCTGAAGTCGATGAGCTTGCGCTCCTTCACATCTTCCTTGTCTGATCCACGGACCTCGACTGCGCCGGAAATTGCTTTGGTCAGCCCTTCGCTCTCTGCGTTGAGGTTGCACCACCACACGAAAGGCCGGTCGGTCGGCGTCATCGCGGCAGCGAAGGCCACGCGATCGTCCACGCTTTCCCGGCGTGCTTTAATGCGCTCCTGCATGGTTGATGCTCGACCGCCAACGAGATCGTCAGTCGATACAGGAGCTGTAACCGTGTGGTGGATCTGATGCAGGGCGGGCAGCAAATAGGCGCCATCGTCATATCCAAGATCGGAAGGCTTGCGCAGCATGACGGCCCAGGACGCCATCCAGCGCCAGAAGTCGTTCTCAGCGTGACCTTTAAGCCGCCATTTCTGCGTCTCTCCACCGTCGTGCGTGAAGAACGTCGCGAGCATGTCAGAGTAGGACATGATGCCGAGAAACTCGGCGTGGTTTCCGAGCTCCATAAAATCGTTAGGCGCTGGCGTAGCAGTCGCCGCTAGCCGGAATGGTATGCCGTGGCACGCCTCGACAAGCTCGTTGCGGTAGTGACCGGTCTCGGACTTAAGAATACTGCTTTCATCCAAGATGACGCCGGAGAACTGATGGAGATCGAACGCTTCAATCTTCTGATAGTTCGTGATGTTGATGCCTGGGCCAATGTCTGACTGTGATCGCACGTGTCTTGCGGCGATTCCAAACTTCTCGGCCTCGCGCACCATCTGCGCCGCTACGGCGAGCGGCGCGAAGTGAAGGATATCTCCTTGTGTCGCCGAATTGACGGCCTGCCCCCAGGCGAGCTCCATAAAGCTCTTGCCGAGGCCAGTGCCGGCGAAGAGAGCGGCGCGGCCACGCTTGAGAGCCCAGATCACGATGTCGCGCTGAAACGGGAATAGCACCAGTGGAAGATCTGGAATCTCGGATAGACCCGTCGGCGGGTCTAGAATGGCTTTTCTCGCCAAGAACGCAGCATATGCGTTCGCTTGCGCACTGGGCGCAACGTTCATGTTCATATTGTCTCCTCAGACTGTGGTGTCCCGCCGAAGCGGAAGCCGCGTTGGTGGCGCGGCGGGTGGTGTGGTAGTGTCGCCGAAGGGAATCGGGGCGACAATTCGTGGAAATATTCAGACGTTACTGGTGGGTCGTTTTATCCGCATGGATCCTGTTGGGTTTCGTGTCGTGGCATTATGAGAACACCTGTGGAGTATTCTTCTATTCCGAATGCTTCTCCCTTTATTGGGATGGGATTCGATGGCTTACGCTACTCAAGTGGGTGTCTCCGTACCAGACGTTGATTGCTGGTGCGCTTGCTGTGGTTGCAGGTCTTTTCGTGTTGCAGTCAACAAGAGAGACGCTTGAAGAAAATCGAAGACTGAAGTCGATAGAGTACGAGTTAATGTTGGGTCAGCAGGACGCTCATACCCAGAAAATACTGCAGCTAATTTCGGTCGAGTTCTATATCCTCAGTGGAAAATTCAGGAGTCAGTTCTTGATTGCAACCAACTCGACAATCGACTGCCTCAACGACGTTGCGAAAGATCTTGCAGAGTATGATCCAGAGCTTCTCGCCATCGCCAGGATAACTGAGACGTTGATAAGTCATCAAAAGGGTGAAGCAAAAGGCGGACCTCTGCCAGACCATTTGATGCGTCAATGTAGCCTTCTGGCTTATGCTGCGTACGATATTTTTTTACAGGCAAGTGACGAAGATTTCGAACAAGACGTGCCTCAGAGAGGCTCCTACTTCGACCCAACTGAAACGAAAAAGTTCCTTGCAGATCATTTATTAGGGACAGATCAACTACTTGATCTCAAGCAATATTTCGATTGGGAATGACCATTCGAACCGATCGTTACGCCACCCTCACCGACAACTGCTCACCCGCCTCGCCCATCTTCGCACCACGGACCTTCTTGCCAGCCTGCAACGCTTCCTTGATGGCGGTCTTGTCCGGCGACGTCGAAACGCGCACGTAGGCCTTCGGCAGCAAAGCTTCGTCGATAATCTCGACCGATCCAGCCTTCTTGCCGATGGATATTGTCGCCTCGGCCAGCGGCACACGCGGCACGCCGGCGGCCTTCAGTAGCTTGAACATCAGGCTGCGCATTGCTTCTTTTCGGCGCTCGGCTCGCGACTTGCGTGCCTGCAGATCGGAGATGCGACCGGCCACGGCTTTGGCCAAGCTGTCGGCATCGCGTTCACTGTTGACGATGCGCGTCAGGACGGCATGGAAGTTGGTCTCGCCTTCAAGAACGTCTGCCCTGAGCGTGTCGTCGTCTGCAAGCTCTGGGAACGACGTCAACAAGGAAGCAAAGTCCGCTTCTAGGTTGGCTACGTTTGCGGCTAGAAAGTTATCGTTTGCTGGCTTGATCATGCTGACCTCGCGAATTCACCGTAGTGCTTGTTGGCAGCCAAATCGTAAGCTGACTTAGCCTCTTCAGGGCTTTTGAATGCGCCTAGGTGCTTATATTTCCCATCAATCTTGATTGACGCCTGCCACGTACCGCGCATTTTGTTGAATGCGACCCCCTTCATGCCCGTCACGTTGCTGACGCGCATTCTTGAATTCATGTTATTCTGTGAACGAGTTGCGGCGCGTAGGTTTTCCCATCGATTGTCGTCACGATTGCCGTTGATGTGATCGACGTCGTTATCAGGCCAAGAGCCAGTCATCACTAGCCATGCCAACCGATGCGCCCTTCGATGACGAACATTGATGGAGATAGTCCTATACCCTCGATCATTGATCGATCCCGCCACTGCTCCAGCCCTGACTTTGGGATTGAGGGTGTGCTTCCAGGTAAATAGACCTGTCTCTGGATCGTAATCCAAGTTTCCTTGAACGAATTTCAAGGTTTCCGCCGTGCTCTCCGCGGTTTCATTTTTTGCAGGCCTATAAGGCGGGTCATTGTCGTTTGTGGATCTTCTCTCGCTCATTCTCAACTCCTCAATGTGGTGACGCCATTGGTGTGGCGTGGATTCAAACGCTAAACCGCTTTTACAAATTTGTCAAGATTTTAGATTTTCAGTTCTGGTAATTTGGGCTGGCAGGAAAAGACAGCTCAACGCTTTCGAAGGCGGTAATCGCAACCGAACTCATTATTCTGCCCCATGCCTCGCCCTGAGAAGACAAGTACGACTTGCCGCCCCTCAATCTGCATCTGGACAGAATCGCCGGGCTTCAGATCGCTTGACGCCACAATCTCAGCCTTTGCGCGCTTTCCGTCCGCGGGGCTAGTGCGCTGCAGTTCGAAGGAGCAACTGCCGTAGTCTTGCGGGTCCGACCCTTGATAAGAGCGAAAAATATACTTGCCTTCAAACAGAGTAACGTAATTACCCCAATCAAGGTATCTCACTTTGTCCAGTTCAGTCTGCAAATTATCTGTCGCGTTTTTGGGAGTGGAAGGCCGAATTTTTGCTTTCTGTAGGTCTGAGGCAATCGCGTCGCGTTCTTGTTTAAGGTGTGAAATCTGCTCTGAACGTTCTATAAGCTGCCGAGTTAGCTCAGAAATTTTTTCTTGAGAGCTCGAGATCTCAGCGGTTGAGCTGGCTGCCAGATTCGATAATTCTCTTTTTGCTACGCGTAGATCCTCGCTTGATTCATTTAGTTTGGCTGCCAAGTCTGACAAATCTTTTTTTGCATCAAGTATTCTTGCAGCACTGTCGCTTTCTTTGCTGCTATTACGAATCTCACTAAGAAAATATCCCGCACCGAAACCTGAGACGAGAAGGAAAGATGACGCCGTCAAGACTGCACCGTAACCAAACCGTCGGCCGAACCGAAAAAACGTTTCCGCCTTCGTTCCAAGCTCGTTGATGGACATCTAAACCTCGTGCTGACTACCGTTTCTGATCCTGTTATACTATAAACGCTAAATCAAAAAGGCACGTCGTCGTCCATCAGCACGCGCCAATCTTCATCATCATTCGCAGCTGCTTGCCGGTTGTTATTCGCGGCCCCCACGACATGCCCCACGACATCCCAGTATTTCTGGCGAGGCTTCACCGTGATCTCTACCGTGTCGCGAAGCTCCGCCTGACGCTCGATCCATTCCATCACTGTCTTCGGAGACGGCCGAGCTCCGCCGTGAGCAAGCCAGTAGCGATCGGCCTTTGACTTCGGAAAGCCCTGGTGTTGCGGGCAAAGCCATTCGCTGATGGCGGTCATGCCGACCATGTAGCTCACCTTCACCGATGGCGGCTTATCAGCCTTGCCTTCGTGGTAATAAAAGCTGCGCGACGTGACTGTGCGGGGTTCTGGTGGTGCGACGCTGAGCACAGGCACGTCAGCGGCCTGCGCAGTGATCTTGACCTCATCACTTGGCGGGAAGATGTAGCCGCAGCAATGGCAGGTCATCCGCGAGATCGGGATCTGCTCACCGCAACCCGTCTTGCCTTCAATGTCGGTTTCTTCCTGCGGGCAGACCTTCTTGGGTTGCTCTCCGTCTCCTTTGTTCGGCGCGCGCGGGCTGATCTGGTCGATAGGTCCGTGGTAAGCCAGGTTACGGCCATGGTCTGCAATCAGGCAGTCGTCCTTACCATCGCAATTGCGCGTGCCTCGCCCTAGGATCTGAACCAGCTTGCCTGGGCTCTTCGTCGACAGGATCAGACTGATGAAATCAACAAAAGGAAAGTTGGTGCCGGTCGTGATCATGCTGACCGAGCTGATCGCCCAGTATTTGCCAGACTTGAAGCCCTCGAAGATTTCCTTTGTCTGGTGCGCGTTGTCGCTTGTGAGCACAGCGCATGTCCGGCCATGCCGATGGATAGCGTCGGCGACGTGCTTCGCGTTCTCCTTGCTGGCGCTGAAGAACAACCCAGCACGGCGGTCGGCAGAAATCGCCATGTCTTCTGCGACTGCCGCCTCGATAATCATTTCCGCAGCTGCCGACACCTGACCGGGATTGTATTCACCGCCTCGCGTGCCGACGCCCTTCAGATCGATCTTCGACGTGGTCTTGGTGCTGGTGAGGCGCGTTAGATAGCCTTTCTCAATCAGCTCGCCGATACCGATTTCATAGACCACGTCGTCGAACAGCTTAAAGCGGACAGGCAGGATTTCAGCATCCTGCGCGCCTTCAGTTACGTCGACGTTGTCATTGTCAGCCAAAGGCGCGTCATCGTCGAGATCGTCAGTGAGGCGGCCCGAATCCATACGGTAGTCGGTGGCTGTCGTGCCGCATGTCCGGCTGTCAGGATTGTGCTTGCGCACGTCATTGAAGAACTTGCCGTACTGGGTGTTGCCGTTGCGGCTGATAGCGTGCGCCTCGTCAACGATGACGAGGTCTATGTTGCCGAGCAGCTCAACCTTGTTCCATACCGACTGGATCCCGCAGAAAAGAACCTGCGCGCGAGCGTCACGGCGCTTGAGGCCAGCCGAATAGATCCCAGCAGGTGCGAACGGCAGAAGGCCGATAAATTCCTTGAAGTTTTGCTCCACTAGATTCGCACTATGAGTGACATTGAGGATGCGCATGTCGGGGTAGTCGGCCAGCAACTCCTCAATCAGCTTGGCGATGACCAGCGCCTTTCCTGCTCCCGTCGGCAGCACGATGAGCCCGTTACCGCCGCCGTTGCGCCAGTATTCGTAGAGGGCGTCGAGCGAGTCGCGCTGATAATATCTAAGCTCAAGCATTGCCGACCTCCAACAACGCCGATACCCTCGCCCGCTCACGCTCAACCAGTTGTCGGACGCGCTCCCGACCCAGACCGTAGTCGCGGCCGATCTCCTCAAGAGTTTCACCCATGGCGACGCGCAAGGTCATGTCGCCTTCCCGGCCTCTCAACAGTCCAAGGACAGAGGATAGCTCGGCGCTTTCATGCTGGCTGGATTTTGCGCTGCCTGGAAGTTCGCTGAAGGCGGATGTACTCACGACGTTAGCGGTGCGCTTTTGAGTAGTGCGGGCCTTAGCCATCGTTGAGAAGACGCCGTAGACCGCCCAGTTCGACCACGTCTTGAACGTCTCCATTCGGCAGGTGTGAGCTCGGCGCAGGATATCTGCGACAGCCTCATGCAGAAGCTCCTCGGCGGCATCGCTGGTCTTGGCAAGTCGTCTGGCGTAGCGACGCAGGACGGGCAGCTGCTTTTCCAACGCAGCGTCGAATCCGTCTGGTCGCGGGTGATTATCGTTCGCCGCAATGGGTGGCATACTGGTCTCCTTGTGGTGTGGTCAGGCGGTGGTAGCGCCGTCGACGTAAATAGTGCCGTCTGGTCTTCGGTAGGTAATGGTCTCGTTCTCCTCGTCGCAATCGACCTGTTCGTAGCCGACAAGAATGGCCGGGATATTAAGGTGGGCTGGACAGGAATCCTTCTGCTCATTAAAAGAGATGGGCTTGCTAAACCGCGCGCAGGACCAGTGCCCCTGGCCACCCATTTCGGGAGTGCTGTGAACGCAAGTTCGGCATGTCACGCGTGGCAATTCTTCGCCCCAACAAACGGCCGCCTGACGACAGAACATGCCTCGGAAGTCGTCACGCTTGGTGCAAAGACGCGTTGGCGGCTCATCAGAAGCGATAATGCGCTCCAAACGTGCCAGCAGCCTGATACAGTATTCCACATCGTACTCGATGCGCTCAGCGTACCGCTCGTCGGTGTTCTTGTTCACCACGAGATACAAGCCGCGCGTCAGGCCGAAGGCATGCATCCCGAGTTGAACTTGGGCGAAATGGAGCGGCTTGCTAACCTTGCAGCCCTTAGCGACGATGTCCTTGAAACTTTTGTCGTTCGAGCTCTTGAATTCGCACAAATGCTCGGTCTTTGGCGCTTCAGGAACGCCCATGGCGCGTCCGTCGATCTTGCCGCGCACATGTCCAGAAACAAGCCTAATGCGGTCCTGCTGGCCTGTGACTTCGCAGCCGATCGCCTCCAGGTCAGCAACGAGACGATCCTCCCACATATCGCCGGTGCGGAAGATGCTGACCTTCTTACCGTCCACTGCCTTCGGTGCTGAGCACCAGCGAAAGATGAACCACAAAGCGCGGTTGCACTCCGTCGCCGCCACGCCAACGCTGATGCCCAAGCTATCGTAGTGTTCGTTGGTGGCCTCATAGGCGCGGTAGATGGCGGCCACGATGGACGAAGTTGGCTTGGGTAACGGGGCCATTAGAATGCAGATCCTGCAAGATTTGCGCGCTTCATAATCTCATCAAGCATGTCTGGATGCACATACATCACGCCGCCGATAACTATCGCTTTGGGTGTGGGCGCATCGTAGTATCGAACGTTCTGTCGGAAACCTCGATGCATGCGGCGGCGCGCGCGGCTGGGCGATCTAACGCGTGACCAATCCTCTGCCGGAACAGTGAGGAGTCGGTTCGTGACGATGGGCATTCCCATAAACGATTTCATACATCCATCTCCTTAGTAAACAGGCAGCGCGCTGGCTTGTCGGGATCCTGCGTGAAGGCCAGGCACCAAGGCATGCCATCACGGCGCACCCACTCATCTGGCTGGCCGCCCCATAAGGCTTGCGCTCGAATTACACAGACGCCGGGTACGTCGCTGCCAAACTCGTCTTCCCAGTTTTCGCCTTCATCGCTGCGGCAGTGGCGGCACCAACGTTGTTCGAAATCGGCGCCTTCGGTGGAATTGGCCGGCCTCCATAGCCCGCCTTTCTGGATATCGGCGCGCATCAGACACGCATAGGCATGCAAACGAGCGTAAGCCCCTCAAAGCCATCGGACGTGATCAGCCCCGGCGTGCCGCCATCCTGCAAGGCCAGCTTGACCGGCCCAGACGGCAAAACGTTCAGCACGTCGCGGACATAGGCGGCGTTGAAACCGATATCCATTGGCTCGCCGCTATATTCCGCCTCGACTTCGTCATTTGCCGACGCCTCGCCAGCGGCCACAGCAAGTGCGATGCTGCCAGATGCAATGCTGAACTTCACCGCGCGGCCGCGCTCGGATGACACCGTCGACACACGGTCAGACGCCTTCATCAGCGCGTCGCGGTCAACGATCACAACGCGCTCGTTGTTCTTAGGGATGACACGATCATAGTCAGGGAACGTGCCGTCGATCAGCTTCGAAGTGATGCGCACGTCGTCGGACACGATGCGGATTTTCTGCGGGCTGACCGATACGTGTACCTTTCCCTTCGGCAGCAGGCCTACGGTCTTGCGCGGCACGATAACGCCCTCGAAGGCAGGTAGCTCGGGACCGTAATGGCGGCCGAGACGGTGGCCATCGGTTGCGACAGCTTCTGACTTGCCCCCCTTGAAGAACACGCCGTTTAGATAATAGCGCGTCTCCTCGGTCGAAATCGCGAACGACACCGGCGCAAACAGGGTAGCGAGGTCGATCTCGAATTCAGCGTCAAACTTGTCGTCGCCGAGCGTTGGGAAATCCTCAGCAGACAGTGTTGCGAGCGAAAAGCGCGAACGTCCGGACTTCACCAGAAGCTTGTCGTTGTCGAGCGTCATGGTGATGTCGCCGGTTGCCTTGCGGGCGATGTCGTTCAGCAACTTCGCGCTCACACAGATGTTGCCTGGCTTGGTGACCTCGGCTGGCACTCCTGCGGTGGCGATGATGTCGAGGTCGGTGGCCGTGATCGCAAGGCCTTCGCCAGCTGCGGCAAGCTGGACGCTCGATAGGATGGGAATGCTAACTCTGCTCTCGACGACTTTCGTCGTGGCGGCAAGCGCACGCGTCAGGTCTTCCTTGTGGACGACAAGGTGCATGGGTGTCTCCTCGGTAATGGGTGGTGGTGCCTGCCGTGGTGAGCGGCAGGCAGGCGGTTTTAGGCGGTTGCGCCGTTGAAAAACTCCGTGGTGCGGAAGTGATCAACGCAAAATGTTTTTGGCGGAACGTCGGTCAACCAATCCGCGACAGCTTTTTCTATCGCGCGCTCCAGCGAAGAGGTGTCGCCCCACGCTCCTTCATCACCATCGTCACCCCAACAATCAGAGTTATTCTCAGCCAGTTCTTCGATGATTTCAGAGACGATATTGTCCGCGTCGAAATTTGGCTTCACGACTGACTTATCAGCTTCGATCAGGACGAACGGATCGTCGCCGTATTCTGATTTCGCCTGCGCCAGCGCATCTTCGCGCGTGTCGCTTTGGCTTGTGAATATTTCAGCATCAACGCTACCTGCGACATACCATTTGTAGTTTCTGTCACCCATGCTTCTTAGCCCCCAACTGCGTATCGATAACCTTGACGAGATCGCCGACGGTGAAGCTGGCCTCAATCTGCTCGTCGCTGACTTCAATCTCAAAATCGTTCTCGATTTCAATCGCCAGCTCGACTTCGTCGAGGCTGTCGAGATTGAGGTCGGCGTAGATGCTGGCCTCCGGTGTGATGCGATCCGCATCCACGCCGAAGTTTTCGACGATGATGCCTTTCAGTTTTTTGAAAGTGGTCATGCTGTCTCCTCTTGTGGTGAAGTAGCGGGCCGCTGGTCACGGCCCGCATGGATGAAGTTATTTGCTACCCCAGGGCCGGCGTGTCGTACCGGCAGCTGCAGCGGCAGGCTTGTTGTCGTTGCTGGCGGCAGTGCGGCGGTTGTCGTTGGCTGCGGCTGGTGCAGCTTCGACCTTTGGCTCCGGCAGGTTGCCTTCATCAGGGTAGTAGTACTTCTTCAGCTCGTTGCGAGCGGCGTACTTCGGCGTGCCGTCGGCGTTCTTATCCTTGCTGTCCTTGCCCATGCCGATGCGGGCGAAGAATGAGATGAAGTGCAATTCATCGGAGTCTTCTGGTGCCTCTGTAAGGCCGAGCGCGCGCAGAAGGCAGGCAAACTGGCGCTGTCCTATTTCCTGGGTCTGGGGATTCGGATGCTGGAGATTGTAGTTGTTGAAGATCTTGCGGCCCTTCAACTCTTCCGGTGCAAGCACGTCGATCGAGACGCTGAGGTTGATCGCGTGATCGCGAGTGCCTTCGTTCTTCTCCTTGATTTCGGAACCGCTGATTTCCAGCTGATAGTCGCCGTTCGGCAGGTTCGTGAAATCGCGCTGCTGGGTGTTCTCTTCGGTCGCTTCGACTCTGATGCCAATCTTGGCCATGCGTAGTCTCCTGTGGTGTTGTGTGGTGTGGTTAGCGGAGGTAGTGGCGGAAAGGCCCGCTACCGAATGGTGTCGATGCCTGATCGCGCCAGACATGTGTGAGCCAGACCCAAATCAGCTGGCCTGAGCGCGTGCGTGCTTTGACTGGGTGCCACGCAAACCACGATTCGCCGCGGAACATGGTCATGGCTGGTTAGCCTCCCTGACTGTGGCGCACACACCCGCCAGAATGGCCAGAGTGAACGCCGCGCCGCGCATGTCAGCCTCGCCAGCGCCCATGCAGATGGCGAGAATTGCACAGGTAACGGCAAGGCCGGTGAATACCTCCCTCATGCCGCAACTCCCGTAGGCGCAGGAAAGTGCTTCGCCAGTTCGGCATAGCCCTGCCCTTTTCGGTACGGCACGGTGTCGGGCATCGAGTAGCGGTTCTTCGCATTGAAGCCTGCGCCCTCGGAAAGGTGAACCTGACGCTCTTTGCCGCCCTCAGCGTGCGCCACTTTGGTCTGGCGCGCGACTTCCTTTTCCTTGATGGAGATGCGGTAGTTCATGAAGGCGACAATGTCAGACTTCTCACGAACCAGCGCATTGGCGCGCTTGTGCAGCTTCGGCTGATAGCGGCTGTAAGGATCGGTGACAGGGCTGTCGAATCGGATGATTTCAGGGTGCGCGAGCATGACCACGCAGATGCCGCGTTGAGCGAGGGCAGAGACCGCCGCCATAAGCTCATTCCATTCGCTGTCGGCTTCTACGTAACCCTTCCCGAAGCCAGCATCCTCGATTGACGCCACGCCGATGCGGCGGCAGGTCGCTGCCCATACAAGCGGCTCCAGACCGTCGAGGCTGTCGATGATAACCGTCTTGCGGTCATGTTCTTCGGTCAGCAGTTCGCCGAATACGTCCAGCAGTTCGTCGAAGCTCTCGATGGTGCCAGGCGTGACGAGTTCAACGTCAGACGGAGTGCGCTCGCCTTCGGTCGGCAAATAGATCGCGTCGGGGAATTCGGCAGCAAGGCTGGTTTTGCCGATGCCGTCGACGCCATAGAGCAAGATGACCGGAGGGTCTGCTCTCTTGGTCGACTTCAGGCTGCTAAGTGAAATAGCCATAAGGCCTCCTCAGTGGTGTGTGGTGAAAATGATTGCTGCGATGTAGGCAGCAGCTGCAAAGACGATCAGCCACTGCCAGTTTGCGATCAGCGAGCGTAGAGGAGGCAAAACAGCCACCAGAATACGCCAAGGACGGCGATAGCTACGATGGCCAACGGGAACAGCATGATGAGGCCAATCGCTACCACCGCTGTGAGGGCGGCAACTGCGCCGCGCTTCAATCCACGCAGAACGTACTTGCGCGGCGTTGGTGTGGCTGGAGTGACCGGCGCGTAGTCGATGGGCGGGATTGTGGATTCTGTGTACCAGGGGGAGGTCATCAGAATGCCCCCAGCCAAACGCCGAAGCCGTGGATGATGCCGACGGGTGCGACGATGCAGCCGAAGGCCAGTAGGATCCACGCGCTCGCCTGAATGCAGACGTAGACGTGCGTGACCCACGCAGCAAGGGCCGCAAAGATAGCGCCAATCGGAATGAGCGCAGCAAGGGCCGCAAACAGGATTGCCAAAGCATCCTTCATCAGAAATCTCCTCGTTGTGGTGAAGTGCGGCTGGTTGGTGGCCAGCCGCTTTGGTGGTCAGGCTGCGTCGACGAAGTACTCGACTGCATCCTTGGCAGGCTTCAGGCCCATGCCGGTGATGCTGCGCAGCTCCTTGATCGCGTCGATCTTGAGACCCAGCACCGCAAGGTTCTGCCATTTGTGGTCATAGACCGGCGCGGCTTCCTCATGCGTCGTGGTCAGCGTGAACACGCCGAACTGCTTGCCCTTGAACTTCGCCGCAAGACGCTTGGCTTCCTTCTCGGCTGCGCCGGTGGAGGCGTGAACATGCGGCGTTGAGGATGGCTTGGGTTTGCCGTTTTCGATGAGGGCGACGATGGTGGCGGTGGAGAGGATTGGTTCGAGCGAGCTGACGTTGAATCCGCCCTCGATGCCAGCGCACTCCCCGGTTTTCATCAATACTACGGCCGACACTCCGAAGAAACGAACGACTTCGCCTTCACCATTCCAGCCGTGCCCGTATTTCACATTAACCCGCTCGCCAACGCGCGGCTGCCAGGGTTCATAGTTCTGCGCGATACCCTCGTGACCATTCGTGAAAATTATGTCGTTGGTCCCGCCGCGAAACTTCACATCTGAAACCTGACCTACAAAGCCAGCCTCATGGCGTCCAGCGCTCGTATAAAGCGAACTGCCTGACGTTCTGCGAACAAAATCACCCTTCTTAAACTCACCCATCACGCTACTCCCTCTGTTGGTGTTTCGGCGGTCAAAACCTGCCCTTTGTTGAAGTCCACACGCACGACGTTGGTCTCGTCGTCTTCCTTCGCGGGTGGCTCGGGTTCGCCGCTAGCGACGTGACGAAGCTCCCATTCGTGGAAGTTCATGACGGCAAGTGTCGGAGATGTGCGGATGGAGCGGATCGAACCAGCCTCCGCGATAACAATGCCGAAGACATTGGTGTTCATCTTGTGCTCGACGATGTCGCCGATACGGATGTAATCACAGCACTCGCAGCTCATGCCGCCACCCCACGCAGCGCATATTCGTTAACAGCAAGACCGGCCTGCAGGTCGGCATCGTTGTCGTTGACCGCAGTGACGACGCGCAGCAGAGAAACTGGCATGAGGCCAGACAGAGTGGAGCAACCGCCGTTGCGGGCCACCATGTGTGTTGTGCGGTTAGAGTTGTTGTCGTTCGCCGGTCCTGGCAATCTTGCGGACAAGCCGTAAGCGCGGCGCAGGCGCTGGTATGCAGCCATTGGCTTTACGTTGTATCTGGCAGCGATATCTGCGACGCTTTCCCCGTTTTCACGGCGTGCATGCATAGCCGCCAGCATGGTGCTGGTGATCATTGTCATGTAGTCTCCTCGTGTGGTGTCTTCTGGGTCGTGACCGGCTTGCGGTTGACAAGGCGGCTGGACTGTGAAACTAAACTCTTTTTACAAATTTGTCAAGGTTTTGCAGGATGCCTGAGAAGAAGTCGCGCCTAAGCCAGATGATTGTCGCTGAGCAGAAGAAGCGGGAATTCAAAGACAAGCAGGCGTACGAAGCCCTTGACGTGAAGCAGCAGACCTACAGCAGCTGGAAGCGTGGCGTTGTCCCTCGCCCTGGGATGTATCCGAGCATTGCAGCGTTCCTCGGTGTCGACGAGAGCGTTGTCGCTGAGCTTGCGCAGCAAGCTGCCCAGGTTGAGAACGCCAATAAGCTTTCGGCTTTCGTGACCGCCCGCGTCTACGGCACGATGTCGGACCGCAAGGAAGGCAAGTGGAAGTTTCAGCCGATCAACGACGGACGCAAGCGAATCCCTGAAGGACGTTATGCGTTGATCGTCGACACAAAGATCATGGAGCCGGTCTTCCGCGTCGGCACCAAGATCTGGTTGGATCCTTCCCGCTGGCCGCAACAAGGTGACGACGTCATCGTGCACACTGGCGGCATGGGTTGGATTGGCACCTTCGACTCGCTGGAAGGCAAGAAGGCCAGCCTTACGAGATACGGTGGCGGCTCGCTTTCGGTCGATAACGTTGAAGCTATCCATGTGATCGTCCTTTCCGAGCGAGTAGTCTGGTCATAGCGGGACGGTGGCCAGCTATAGCCATTGACTATCCCTACAAATTTGTGTAGATAGCAATCGTCCGATGTGGTGTCGGATATGGAACGCATGCTTTGATCCCGCCTTACGGCGAAGGTCTCCTCGGCGCGTTAGTACGGAGAAAGGGCGGATTACGGGTGGTGCCGGGTCATTACGCCCTTTTTCGTTTTCCCGGGAACGACAAAAACGCCACAGGCCTTAGCCGGTGACGTTGGAGTATCCCGAATGTTGTTTTCAATAGCTCTCATCTCGGCCTCCCATTTTTGTGTTCCTGTAAAATGCAAAATGGCCCGCATCACTGCGAGCCTCTCAAGGCGGCCCGGTCATAGGCCGCCATCTTCTTCTTGACGCGGGAGCCTCATGCCCCCGTCTTCTTCTTGCGATCATCGCTTGGGTCGACGGTCTTCTTCTTTCGTAGTCCATTTCGTGGGTATTTTCGAAAAGGTCTTGCGTCATGTCATTCCTCATTATGATCGCTCGGCCGGCGGGAGGCCTCAGTCACCGCTAATCGCCGCTGACAATCACAAACTACCGTTTTACCGGTTTAGTGTCAACTCTAAACCGGTTTTATTTTTGTAATTATTTCCGTTATACCGGTACGCATGGAAAAGCTAAGCGACATCATACGCATGAAACGAAAAGAGATGGGCCTAACGCAGAAGGCGTTCGGCAACCTTTTCGGCGTGCAGCAGACAACCATATCCGATTGGGAAAATGGCAAAATCAGTATGATGCGCAACTGGCAGAAGCTGGCCATTGCGTTGGGGCTATCAGAATCGAGCTTCCTCGACCTTATGGCCGAAGCGACTGCGGAAGCAGAAAAGCAGGAGCGCATGATACCTGCGCTTCGGCAGGCGATGGCTCCCATGGCCAACGCTACCGCAAACATTATTGCCGCTCCTAAACCGCCATCTGGGGAGCGTGACGTGCCTATATTGGGCAGGTCAAAGGGAGGGTCAGAGGGTGAGTTTGAGTTCAATGGACAAGTCATGGGTTGGGAATGGAGGCCGCCTCACTTAGTTGGAGTGAGCGAAGCATACGCGACATACGTGGACGGCGAGAGCATGTATCCACGGTACAAACCGGGCGAAACGGTCTGGACAAACCCGCCGAAGAGCTACGCTCGTGGTGATGACGTAATTGTTCAGCTCGCACCGAAGGAGGAGGATGGCGTTCCGCGCGGATTCATAAAAGAGTTTGTACGCTGGGAGCCGAGCTTCCTGGTCGTGTTTCAGTTCAATCCTCCTGAGGAGATAAAGTACCCTCGGGATCAGATCGTCTCAGTCCATAAAATCGACTACGCTCAAAAATAACGGTTTAACGCTTTAACGGTTGACGCAAGCCCGATACCGGTCTATATCTCCTCTTGTACCCAGCAACCAGCTGGCCACCACAAGAGGAGACTACCATGTACAGACCAAGACCTGATGAGTTCGACGACGTCGCTGTTGCTGCCCAGTCCGACGAGCGCATGCTGCGTCCGGACCACAAAGCCAAGAAGCACGGACGCCCCAAGACGAAATATGAATACATGCGCCGCTTTCCCAAGAAGCCGCGCAACGGTGAGGAAGTCGGCGGTGGCCACTTCGTATTCCGCCGTGGCGATAGCACTGGACGCATTCGTCCCTGCATGTGGCCCTTTGAACATCCCTCCTATGACTCCGCGCTGACAGAAGCCGCTCGCCTGTTTCATGAGTACGGCGGCACTTACGACATTCTCTCGGTCTGCGGTCAGGTTGCGCCTATGCCGCTGGAGGCTGGCGAATGAGCGTAGCTACGGCGCAGGCTCCACTAACCGTCGAGCAGATCATTCTCGCCCACCATGCAGACCTGATGAAAGACATTGCCGGTTTTCTGGCGATATCGCTTTTCATCACGGCCGTGCTGATCTGGGCCTACTAACATCACCACCACACCACAGGAGACCACCATGAGAAGAGCACCATACAAGGCCACGTCCTACGCTCCTCCTCCGTACACCGGCGACGGTTTGGAAGTAATTGCCAGCCTTCCAGCCAGCCTTCATCCAACCGTTGCCGACGCCGTCGCGCGCTGGCATGAGCGTCGTCACACCAGCCGCAATCGCGTGATCGCATCGGCGCTGCGTGCGCTGGTGCCGGCCAATGATAATGCAGGGAGAAGATGATGGTGGAGGATGAAAGTAGCCTTGCACTCACAGGCCACCCCATGACCAGAAGAGCGGACAACGACAACACGCCTCGCCTTCTCAGTCGAAAGCAGGCCGCCGAATATCTAGGCATCGGCGAATCAACATTCTCCTTGTGGGTTTCTACCCACAAGGTTCCAGCGTCCTTTGCCGGCACAAGAAGGTGGGACAAGCGAGCGATCGACGCGAAACTCGATGCGATCAGCGGCCTGGACGCAGCAAACGATAACGTCGAAGATGAATTCGAGAAATGGGAGCGCGAGCAAAGTGCGAGAGAGGCTCAAGGGATTAGCGAAGGTAAAAAAGCGCCTCGCAAGCGGTAGGACCGTAATATACTGCTATGCTTGGCGCGGCGGCCCGCTTCTCAAGGACAAAGCGGGCAATCCGCTACAGCCTGGTGACCCTCTACTGATGCGTGCGTTTGTCGAGGCGACAAAAGACCGGTTTGTTGACCCCACGGAAAATCTCAACAAGCTTATCACCGAGTACAAATCTTCCACAGACTTCACAAAGCTGTCCCTGAAGTCGCAGAAGGAATACAATCGGTACCTCGACAAAATTCGCGACAAATTCGGTTTGATGAGTTTGGTTGCTATCCAAGACAAGCGGTCTCGCGGAAAGTTTAAAGAATGGCGAGACGGAATGTCCGACAAGCCCCGTGCCGCCGATTTCGCATGGATGGTCCTCGCCCGCGTCTTGTCTGTGGCAAAGGATCGCGGGCGGATCTCGACCAATCAAGCGGAACGTGGTGGCCGTATCTACTCAGCAGACCGCACCGAAAACATTTGGACGGAAGACCATCTGGCAGCTTTGTTCGCTGTGGCGTCAGAAGAAATCAAAGCGGCGGTCGTTATGGCCCTGTGGACAGGCCAGCGAAAGGGCGATCTGTTGAGGGCGCCGTGGAGCGACTACGATGGTCACCACATAAAAGTGAAGCAGGGCAAGACCGGCGCTCGCGTGAAAATACCAGCGAGTGCAGAGCTTCGCGAGTTGCTCGACAACATGCCGCGGATCTCGCCTGTGATTCTCACGAACAAACGGGACAAAACACCGTGGACGTCTGACGGGTTTAATTCCAGCTGGTCGAAAACGAAAATCAAGGCAAACATCACCGACCTCACCTTCCACGATCTACGCGGAACGGCTGTCACGCGGCTGGCTCTTGCAGATTGCTCGGTTGCACAGATCGCGTCCATTACCGGCCACAGCCTCAAAGACGTCGAGGGAATTCTGGATGCTCACTATCTTGGGGGGAAGTCGGCTCTAGCTGACGAAGCCATCAGGAAGCTCGAGAGGTTTCGGCTTAAATCAAATGAAAAAGAGAAGCCCGCTTGAAGCGGGCTTTCTTGTAGTGGTTGCATAGGCAGAACAGGTCTAGAACGAATTTTGCAAACTGCGTCAGAATTTTGCAAACTGCTAACTACCGTTAACCACCTAAGTCCTTGTAATTAGTGGCGACCCCTGTTGGACTCGAACCAACGACAACCTGCTTAGAAGGCAGGTGCTCTATCCAGCTGAGCTAAGGGGCCTTTATCTCTATAGTTCAGTGCGTCCAGGGCTGGGTGCGGCTGTACTTGAAATTGTCGGTGTAGGAAACGACCTTGCGGGTTGCCTCCTGGGGTTGGATCACGCGGTACTCAATGCCCTTGCGCTGAGCGTAGGCTTCGGCCTGTTCCTGCGTTCCGAACGAAAGCTTGACCTGCTGCTGCATATCAGACGTGGACGTGTATCCCATGATCGGATCAATTCTGCGTGGAACCTCGGCTTCAAATTCCAACACCCACAGGTTCGTCTTTGCCTTGCCAGATTGCATGGCCGTCTTGGCTGGGCGATAAATTTTTGCAGACATTCCAAACTGCTCCGGTATTGCGATCAAGCGGTCTACCGCTCTTTCTGGCCACAACGCATCATATCTCGATAACAATGCGCGTGCAAAACTCAATTGAACCGACTCATCCGTGAAGTCAAGCCGCTCGCTACACCCTTGTTGCGGAAACCATAAAAACCACAAGTCTTGAAATTTTTCAGCCCAGTCTTGCGCCCTGCCCGAGAAGCATATTCTATCGGCACGCACTGAAAAGGATATGATAGATGAACGAAAACGTTATTAAATTTCGCAAGCCGGAGCCACCAAAGCAGCCGCGCAAGCCAAATCCTCAAATGCGCAAACTGGCGGTCGTTGCCGCTGTCATCGCATTCTTCGTTGCCACATGGGGCTACTTCCAATATCTGGCGTAA